TCAAGACTTTCGTCGCTTACTGCTCCTAGATACCCGTCTTGACTTTGTACGCTCTGCTGCTGCTGCGAGGTCTGCTCCTGTACCTGTGGTGTCGGGGAGTACGCCTGCGTTGCTTGGGGCAGATAAGTCTGCATCCCCGAAGCGGACGGTGCTGCTTGGTAAGTTGGTTCCTGCGAGGGAAAGCTGCTCTGTACCGGTGCCTGTGGGGTCGGTGTTGAGTAAGCTGCCTGCGGTTGGGAGCTCTGCGTCGCGCTCAGACTGTCGGTTAGTCTGTTGTACGCCTCCTGCCATGGATTCTGGTCCGCCACCTGCGGTGCCGCCACCTGGGGCTGTGTCTCCACCTGTGGAGCCGAAGGTATCTGGTATGAAGGTTGGGCGTTCTGGACCGGTGCTTGCTGGGTAGCCGCGGTCGGCACGGGTGCGCTCGATGGAATCGAGGGTTGTTGGATCGCCTGATCCTGTGTCGTCGTTGTATGCGCCTGCATAAGTTAATTCTCGCTTAAGGAAATCAAGTGCTCGATATACGTAAGGTGTCAAGTCGAGCTTCGGATCAGCAAGCAGTGGTAAATCAGGAGCTTGCGGATGTGGTGTTTGTCGCATGTCATTTATTAACGACATGAATTGACCAATACTTTGTTGTGTTGCCTGAGCCATCCTGAATGGATAGCCACTCAACATTGCGCTTCTCTCTTCGTCTGTCTTGTCAGGGAAGAGATATCTCAGCGCCTCAATGCTATTTACACCGAGTTCTTGTAAGTTGCGAACAACAATACTTGAATTCAGTATATCTTCAGTCCCATCTTCAAAGACTGGACCTTTCCACCTCCATTCTACTTTTCTGTTGCCATCAGGTATTAAACCAACGACACCGGGAGGTAGTTGAGTGTTTTGAACAGCTTCTCGAATCGTGTTTTCAAGAGTTTGTTCAAACTCTCTAATAGCTCCATCATACTCAGCCATCAACTGATTAAATGCAGCATCATCCTGTATCTCCTCTTTAATAGGAGGTATAGGTCTAGGTAAACCTATTGCTTCTGCAAATGAATCACGGAAGATCTTTTCTTCGTGATAAATAATCAGCCCAAATAATTTACATAAACCGTAAGTCAATAAGCCCTTACATCTCCGTGTTGCAGTAGTAGCAGCACGACCATAGAGAGATTTAATTTCATAAGCAGTAGCACCTGAACTAATTCCTAATTCATCCACTCCACCTAAAGCAGTTCTTAATTCCTCGCGGTATTGCCTTGCATATAAGTTCTGGTCACCTGAGACTGCATCTGGTGTCAAATAAACAGCACGGTCAGTTGGCTCAACATTTGCAATTACTCTTGGAACCTTCATTCCTGAAGTACCCATTCCTGTTGGTTCACTTAGACGGGTTGAAGGTCTATTTGATGCGTAGAAACCTGCTTGTGAACTAATCGTTGGTCTTAACTGCTCTTCACTGCCTGACTCCACTAGATCATGCTTTGGTCTACTGGAAACAAGAGTTGGATTGCCAAAGAAGTGAATATTTGTTCGTATGTTTTTAACTAAATCATCGTGGAGAACAATCTGTTCTGCCAACCAATCAAAATCACCCGTTGAATCCATTCCAGTTGAACGCATCGTATTAAACGATTCAACTGCTGGAATAAAGCCCAGACTATTTGTAAGTGTTCTTGTTGCGTTTGGATTCCAAGAAAAGTTATTCCCTACTCCATGTTCAAAGGATGGTCTCTCAGTGGTAATTGATTCTTTGATCTCATCTCGCCTGATTTGCAGCTTGACCCATCTTTCACTTCCATTTTCCGAGTTAGGTGTTGCTAGTGCTCCAAGACCTGATCTAACGGAAAAGCTATAAATTAGTTCGATCTCTTCTAACTGAGAGGAAGAATCATAGTAAGCACGATAATTATCTTTGCTGAACCACATGATCCTGTATGAATCATCTACAGGTCTGAAATAAAATAATCCTTTTCCATCTAACAAGAAATCATCAACAATTCCTTCTAGGCGTGTATCAATTTCATTTTCTTCGACTAACTGAGCAAGGAACATCTTGCGGAAACCGAAAGTGTCTTGCGAAGGAAAAAATTCAAGCCCCTGACGAAGCATGAATAACTTCATCTGAGCCAAGTGGCTATTGACAATCATCGTGTCAGTGCCACTCATGCCGTCTCGCTTACGAGCAGCTTCTAAAATCTGGCGGAATTTTTGGTTGGATTGTGCGCTCATTTATTTAAGTTATCTCCATTCGATTTGTGCTCCTCCTCGTTTCATTAAACCCTGTACCACTATGTTAAGTGAATCAGCGCAGTCATCATGTGGAGCATGCCCGAAGTTGATGACTTCATCGATCATGTAACTGAAATCTCGATATTTATTGAAAATAATCTTCTTGCCCTGAAAAAGACCAATAATCCCTCTAAGGCGAGCGAGCTTATCTCCCCTGAAACCTTTTACAGGACTGACACTTAAATTATAGAGCTGCCACTCATTAAAAAGTATTCGTTTTAAATCACCTTCAAAACTCTTCTGATAAGCAACGACTTCAGGCCATACGACTACTGGTGAATCGGTTTGGAAGTATTGACCCTCATCGTTCTGACTTAATAGATTCCACTCCATCAACAACTCACATAATGCTTCTATCTTTTCAATATTTCCCATTGATCTCATTCTTCGATAATCAATGATGTAAACCTTGTCATCCACACGACCAGCAAGCGTGAATACAGTCCAGTCATTCCGCTCACTCATGCCAGCAGATAAATCAATACCCACTCCAACTACGTCATAGTCATCAGGAACTTCCCCTCGAACAAATAGTTCTGGAGATAATCCTAATTCTGTCGTCTTAACTGGTTGATTTAAATACTGATAAGAGAAAGCAATTCGATCTTCTGATTGCAACTTCAGTAGATACTTTGCTGACCACATAGAAGGCCAGTAAGACTTTGGAGTTCCTTCATCTGTGTAATGCAATGCACCTTGTGTTATTACTTTCCATCCTCGTTTCTCACAATATGTAGTTGTAAATAAATCATCGAAATGGAATCGGGTACCTAGTGCAATTGCACGAGCCCCTTGGAACATGGTTGGAACAATGACGTTATTCCAGTTCGCTTCCATCTCTCGCCTGATATCTGGGTTAGCAATTGCTGCTGCACTTTTAATTGCGTCATCAACAATGATTAATGAACTACGTTTGGATGTAATAGTTCCTTTTAGTCCAGCGCAAGCAACGGTAAAAGCATCTTCTCCTCGGATATCGATTTCAGCAAAGTCAAAATCGATTGACCATAGTTCATCGCTCGTGCGGGTTTTCGATAAACGAACTGTCGGAAAAATTTCCTGATATTCCTTGTTCATTATCAGGTTTTTTATCGCAGCACTCTTGTTCCTCGAAACATCCACGTTGTACGAAACATACAATGTTCGAAGCAACTTCTTTGCCATTGCATGCCTGCCAATGAGCCATGCCACAAGCAAACCAATCACAGTGGATTTAGCACTGCCTCGTGGACTCAATAGACAAGTATTTGGTCCAGCTATATCTAATAAGTGTTCATTACTTTTATTCGTCAGGAAAGCTTTATGCCATTCCTTCATGTGCTTTGCAGGAGGTTTTCCCATCAGTTCACAGAAGTAACTGAAGTTTGCTCTTGCTTTAATTACATGTGGCGGAGTAACTACGACTTCTGGTTCAGTCGTAATGCTTTTTGCCGCTAACTGAGCACTTCTTCGTCTTGCTAATGCAATCGATGAATTAGGCATCAGCTATAACAAAATGATTGATTCTTTTTTCTGCCAACCTTTAATATCCACCCAATGATTAAATTCAGCTTTAGCCTCTGGGGTTAAATAACCAAAGATCCGATTCAATGCATGTTTTAATGCGTAATTCTTATCTTCAAACTTCTCTAACTCCATTCCACCTTGTAGAGCACAGCAAGCATCTAATAAGTCGTACATCGGTATATCTTTAACTTTGTTCTGTTCTGCTTTATTCATTTAACCTCTTGTATTGGCTTACCTAGAGTTTAAATGTTTTCCCTATTTTTTGAGACTTATTCCCTAACTTGTCGTCACTTTTTCGACGACTCTTAGCAAGCCATCCGCGTAAAAGCCCAAAAGGCTGAAGCCGATTGCCATTGAGATTAAAGTCGCATTCTTATTATGTTGATCAATAGCAGCATCAATCATCTCTTTTACTTCTGCTTTGTTCACGAGTTTTAGATTTAAAGGATTAGCGTTCATCGACAAGCAGTTGCCATACTGATTCATATGCTAAATCCAATGCTTTAATTACGTCGTCATTTCCTTTGAAAATAGATTTCAATTCCCTCATAACTTTATCGGCTCCAGACATTACTAAGCCTCGTCTATCTGCTCCTTTCGTCATCCGTTCTACTTCAACAACATGTCCTCTTAATTCTTTTGATAGATGAGCAATCCTAGTAGCAGCCGAGTCTGGCTTCACAATATCTGCCTGAACTTGCTGTCTTAGAAAATCAATATCTGCTTCTAGTTTGACAATCTCTGCAAGCATTAACTCCTTGCGGTTGAGTTTTGGATAATGTTTGCGAACCCACTTTTCTAGGGCAGTAAATCCTCCGTCATAACCAAGAATGCCAGCGTATAAATATATTTCATAAATCGAATACGTATTTTCGACATACGCAATAAATGCTTCTCTCGACCCATGATCCAGTGCTGTTAGAAACGACTGAATCTCGGGTGGTATATCTTTAACCATTTTCTGGTAATTCTATTCGAGAATTTTCCCCTACGTTGCCAACGATTTTAATTAGCCGAAAAATCTGGAACCTGTTCTTGTAATTGCACCCCTTGCATCTGCTCTCATCTTTCTTTCTTCTCTGTACTTATCACGTTGAGTCTTTCTTGTTTGATCTCCTTCCGTCATCCTTGTTAGACGATTCTCTGTCCCAAGTGTTCTAATCTGAGCACGATCTTCTTTGCCTTGCTCCCCAATCTGACGACTCTTAATATCACCTTGGTCCCACATCAAATCTCTAGTTATTCCTCCTTCAGCAGCTAATAATTTCAGAGTATTTCCTGTCTTTAAATTCTCCATCCCTCCCTGATAATCAGCCATTTGGGAAAGTTGACCTTTTTGATAAAGAAGATCTAATCCCGCATCCATCATCTGCGTGTCAAAGTCTAATTTCGCCCCCGAGACGTAGCCTTGTATCGCTTCGTTGTCCTTGAATTTATTCCCCCAATCGACCATACCTCCCCAACCTTGATTAAACAACGCTCCACCGAACGTCGCAGCCTTGTACTTACCAAAATCTGATGCAATTTTCTCTTTATCCGACGAACCTGTTTGCGCCTGCGTATTCGTCGTTCCCGCAAATGTGTCCATATAGTTCTTCGCATAATTTGTTTTTCCTCTTTTCTCTTGATTTGTTTGGCTGAATTTATTGAAATATCTATTTGCATCTTTTTTGCTCATATCACCACTATCAATTCTTTGCTCTGCGCCAGATCTAAACCGAGCCTTCTCTTCTCTTTTGGCTTGCTCAAAAGTTATATATGGCTGACCTGGACCTCTTTGATTCCTATCGTCTACTCCATCTCCATCTGAATCGATATAGTCCATCGTGACCATGGAGTCAGGGTCCATACCTATCCGCCCACCGAAGCCGGGAGTACTCTTGATTTTGCTAAGAGCATTGTTAACTAAAGCGTTTTTGTTAGCTGTCATTTCGTGTTACCTCAAAGCTTGTTGATTAACGCCATTCTTTGAATCATGTCTGCCACCAAGCTACCGCCTGCTAGCCATCTATCCTTATCTCTAGAACCTAGGGAATTTTTCTGGAAATCAATTAGTGTTCCTCCAAGCTTCCCTGTGGACTCTTTTATGTCTGCATCTGTTTTGGCATTGATCAAATCTATAACTCTATTTTGTTTTTTCTTATCTGGATCAAGGAAACTATCAACTGGATCAGTAACACTGCTTGGTAAAATATCGTCTTGTTTTGACTTACTTAACTGCTCAGCACCTTTTAAGACCTGAGCCTGCTCGACTGGATCTAGTTGGCTATAAATCTGTATTAATTGGTCGCTTAAACTCGCCATTGCTTAAAGGTACTTAGAAGACTTCTTCATGAATTCTAATAGAGCTGGATTATTAGCTAGTTGTTGCATTAATGCACTTGTATCTACCTTCTGAGTGCCTATTCCAGATTGCAATAAACTTGGAGGTTGCTCGTAAGCAGTTTTAGCAGCAGCTTGTACGGCAAGATTAGAGTAAGGATCAGAACTTCCTCCTAGGAATTTCGAAAGAGCATCACCCGCGAAAGTGCCGCCTCCAAGCTGGCTCAATATTGATTCTTTCCTTGCACGCTCATTCTTCATTTCCTCTACAGCTAGCAAAGTTTCATTAATTCCCTTTTGCTGCTCTAACGTAAACCCTCCTTTCATCGCCGCCGTCTCGGCAGCAAGATTGGCAGCAGGTATTGATGCCATCAAGGCTTTACCCTCTTCGCTCAATAAACCTGCCTCGTTTAAAGTCTTTGGCTCGAAATCAGGAAAAGCGCCGAGATAAGTTCTTGCTGTTCCGCTGAAACTTGGAATTGACATAATTATCTCAAAAGGTAATTCATCAGTGCAGCTTCTTCATTAACTGCTTGCTGGTCTTGTGCTCTTTTGTTTGCTAACTGTCTTAGCACTGCATCTTGCGCTAATAATTTCTCACCCTGCCTTTCGATCTGTTTTAGATCGTATTCATCTTGTCCTCGTGGATTAACCACTTTATATGCACCACTAGCGAGTTGCTTCCCAACTGGACTCATTAACAAGGCACCAAGAATTGCACCTGGAAGACCAAATACTGTTGCTCCGGCAGCGGCTCCACCTAAGCTTCCACCTACTGAGCCTAGACCTTGAGCAAGATTTTTCTGGAAAGGTTCCTGTTCATCTGTAAGTTCTGTGGCTACGTCTAACAATGCAAATAATGGTATAGCTGGACCTGCTGCTTTAGCCGCTGAAGGTAACTGGCTCCACGCTACAGGCTTAGCACTGTCTCTAATGCTTCTTAATGCACCCATAAATTTTGGACCCATCGCGAAAGATCCTTTTGATGCCGGAATTGAAACACTTTTAGTTATGTTTGCAGCAGGCGAAGATCCCCATTTTGTGGGAGTATTTAATATTTTTTTATCTTGTAAATTTAATATTTTATTTGCATCAAGATTGACGCTACCTGCTGGAGGAACGGCACTTCCACTAGTGCCATAACCGTAGTCAGCAAACGCCTTTTTTATTTCATTAAGACTAATCTTTCCTCCTACAGGAGCGGAACTTGCACTAGTACCATATCCAGCATCAGTAAACGCCTTTGTTATTTCATCAAGACTTACCATCTACAGACACTAAAAACCTATGATTTGATTCTAGTAGGTATTGAGATACTAATACCTACTAACAGCCACCCATCGAACCAAGAGCCCCTGAAGCTCCACTTGCTATTAATGCAGGGTTACCAGTTGCAATACCAATACCACCAGTAATGATGCTTCCAAATAATCCTTTTCTCTTATTACTCTTGCAAGCAGCTCTCTGTTTTGCCATCAATGCATCTTGATATTTTTTATTTTCTTGAGCCATACTTAAGACGGCATCAGCATTATCCATCGAAGTAAACATATTGACCGTATCGCCTATCTCATTGAACTTATCTCCATAGAGTGCTTTTTTACCTTGAACGCTCTTAAAATCATCAATAGAACCTAACCCTTTCGTGCTACCTGTATCTTCTCTATTTTTTAGTGTTGCAGTAGGAAATGCAGCTTTAGTAAATGGAGTAATGGTTCCACTGTCTTGAAAAGCATCACGCCTCTCTCTTGCGGCTAGCCACTTAACTGGATCTAATTGATATGTCATTTATTTACTACTCCATCCAATAAAGTCCCATAAAGAACTGCCGTCTGAAGACGAAGCAGAAGGTTCGAGGAAGTCACCTAATTGACTACCAACTTGAGTACCAATTGAAGGCTTGTCAAATAAACCTGCTTTACTAGCTGAACCAAAGACACCCATCGCTACATCTCCCCAACTTGTTTCTTTTGGTTTAAATGCATCTAATTGAGTTTGATACCCCAATTTTGCTGCTTCTATAGCTTGTTCATTTGCGTATTGATTAGCCAGTAATCTTGCCTTTGCTTTTCGCTCAAGCATTGGCATGTTGGAGAAACCTTGTTTCCCGCTATCCGATTGAATTTTACTAAACGGATTTAGATTTAAACCACCAAAAGTCATTACTTTGTTTTAATCCTCCCGACCCATATCTCTTCTTATTGATTCTAAAGCTTGTCCAGTTAGAGCAGCAGCAGTTGTATATCCAGCTCCGTACTTCAATGCATCTTTGAATGTTTCGATACTGATTTTATCTTGTTCTTCTTGTAGGTCGGCACTTAACTTATCCACATTAATCTTTTTCCTCTTATCCCCTTCAATACCTTTAGCAGGTGGTTTCTTGGCAGCTTCAGCCAATTGAGTTTCGAGTTGTGCAACACGTTTTAAATCTCCACCACCAGCTAATCGTAACCCTGCTGTATTCACTCCTCGACGTATACCTGCAATAGCAGCGGCTGTGGGGAGAATTCCAGTAAGAACGGGTATAGCTTTACCCATGAAATTAATTTCTGGACCATGGATTCCCTCAGTCGTTCCCCTTAATGCACCGAGGATATTGAAATCTCCATCTAGAGGATTCAAGTCTGTCTGCTTGTTGAATTGATAAGCCTTATATCTTTGATATTCACCCTTATCAACATCAGGTCTTTCTTTCGCAAACTCGTCATAAGGAAGCAACCGACCCGTACGTCCTAAGAAGTAACGACTTAAGAGTTCTCCAAGAGGACTATCTGTTTTCCTTGGATCTTCTTCACTGGGAAGTATGGCTTTATAGCCAGCAGGTCTACCAATATTTCCAATCGCTGTTGACATAGCAGCTACTGCAGGAGCTGTTGCCGCAAGCCTTAAACCAACATTACCTATTAGTGGAGTTTTTCTATGACGCAGTCCAGACTGATGAATCCCTTGTAAAGCAACAGCTTGTGTCGCTGCCTGTGGTGCATTTAAAAACCACCAAATATTTCTTAATCCGTCTGTTGAAATATCTCTTCCTATTACACCCGCTGCTTGTGCTGCCCTAGCCGCAGGTCTACCTTTCATCGAAATATCTTTACCAGAGCTTGTGACTATCTGATTTGCGTCAATATATTCTTTTCTTTTTGCAACGGAAGGTACATTTACATCTCTATCAATAAATGCTCTTTCCTCTCTCATCATTCTTTTCTGTTCCGGCTCATACCCACCAAGAGGAATCTGCCCAATCTGATTAGCAATTCTTCTTCTAATACCGGGGGTTGAATCTAAGTCACCATCTGGAAGTTGACTTGCAAGCTTGGAATACCAATTCGTATTTTCTAATTTATCGGGTAGGAGTTGCCTTAGATAGTCAAGGACACTAGATCTTCCTGCAATCGTTTGATAAGGGCTTACTTCTCCTCCAGTTCTTCTATACGCTTGTTCTCCAATCTTTCCTAAAGGCTCTTGTAAATAAGACCTTTTAAGAAGATTTTTCAGCTCATCAAAACTGAGATTTTGGAGAGGTTCTGCCATTGATTAAGCGATTTTTCTTGGACGTAATGCCAACCCAGTTGTTCCTCCTCCAACTATCAATGCATTGATAATTGCTTCCATCTTTTCCTGTTCTTCTTTTCTTATTTGAGCTTCTAACATTTCTCGTTCGTTCAATCCTGCTTCTTGGATAACCTTGTTGAATAAAGGTCTTGGCGCAAACATTTGTGCAGGCATTGCAGCTAAATCACCAGCAGATTGAAGCATCCCCGCAACTGCTGGATTTCCTCCTTTAGCAAGTAGTCGATTGCCCCATTTTCTTCCGCCGTACTGACCACCAATTGATGTTAATAAGTTAATACCTAGATCTTCCAACCCTAAACCTGTTCTTGTAAGACCACTTGTACCTTCTGGAGCCATCGAGGCAGCAACCAATGGGAACATCAAATCAGGTCCAAAACGAAATGCAGCATCCATCATTCCCTGTCCAGTAGAGAAATCTGGCTTAACTGTTTTATAAATATCCTTGCCTGCACCTTTCAGTAGAGGTAAAAGTCTATCTACGGCAAATCGCTTAGCAGCTTGTGCAGCTATTTTCATGCTAAACCTCCTTGGTCTGGTGCTGGCTCGTTAACAGGTGGTGGAATAATGTCTGAATTAATTGGACTGTTATAGAACAAATTTGCGTATTCAGTTACTCGTTGTTGATTAACAGGATCAGACGCATAACGAGCAAACTCACCATCTAAACCAAGACCTAATCTTTCCCCAGCAAATCCAACTGTCGCACCAAAAGATTCGTCTGTTGCTTTTACAGGAGATCCATCTGTATACCCTGACGGTCCCGGTCTATCTTTTAATATTCTCTTGTTGTCTATAGCAGCACGGAGTATCTCCGGTGTATCGACATTGTCGTACCTAATACCCACTCTCAGACTGCACTATTTATTACCTATCTTAACTGTGTTTCTATTTCGAAATTATATTTTTGTAGAAGTTAGCCTTCTTGACCATCTTCGCGGAGTAGTCGTCTTTATTTTTTAAAATTTTTTCTGCGAACTCGTCTCTTCCTTCTGGTGAATCTTCGTATCCAGCTTTTGTTGCTGCTGCTTTAAAAGTACCACCGGTACCACCCTTGCTAGCAGGCTTCTCCATCTTCTTGAAGGCTGCTTTTAATTTGTCTCCAGCTTTTCTAGTCATTAGTAACTTAAGTATTGAGAAGCGAAAGGAACATCAACTACGCCTGAATCAGTAAAACCTTCACGTAAATTCTTACCAGTCAAGCCCTTAGAAGCAGCATTTCCTAAAAGCAATGCTGGATGTCCTGCATTCAATGAGTCAATTATATTTTCTCCTAAGAGATTGTCTTTATTTTTAAATGCCCTTGATCCTAGTATTGTCTTACCCACGGTCTTGAAGAAAGCATCGCTACCCAAAAGATTTTTTAGGACTTGTAATTTAGATGGATCTGCGGCCATGCTGATTGGTATTGACATTAACCTCTCCTCCTATTCATAAACGAACGAAGAAATTCTTCTGCTGCTTTTCTTCGTGGTGACCCAGCAGGCATTTCCATTCCACTTTCAATATTTCCTCTAGCAGCTTCTGGTATCTGTCCTGCTATTTCAGGAGAATAATTTACTGGTGGAGATTCAGGTGCATTCACCATGGAAACTTTCGTACTATTGCTTGCACCAGCTTGAGGAATATTAGAAGCCATATCATCAGCAGCGGCAGCTTGTGCTCTTAGTTGACCTAATGAATCCTCTATTCCTAACTGCTTATTATAAAAATCTAGCTCTGGAGCATTAGCAGCAAGAGCAGATGATTCTGTTACTTGTGCTGGCAATCTTGCTCCTGAAGCCAACGCTTGCATGATGTCATAGGTTGCACTCCCTGTTCTTTTACCTGCAATTGATGCATCTAAGGTTCGACCTGTTATATCTCCAAGCTCACGATCAAATCTACTTAATGGTTCATTAGGTATCAGCCTCTGACCAGTTAATGCTTCTATTAAATTTCCAAATTCAATAAAGCCTTCTGTTTTTACTTGTCTGTTTTCTCCGATCCTGAATGTTCCACTTCCTCTTTTCTTAATATCTTCAACATTTCCTAAAGGGAAGACTGGAACTGTTGAGCCGTCTTGGCGAACATGTAAAACTTGTTTTGTATTTTTAGGATCTCTAATTAATTCACTTACTGGTATTTCAGCAAGAGGAGTTCGATTTCTGTAAAGGATATCTTCTACTGCCTCTCCTAATGTCATCTGCCTGTTTCTTGGTTGAGCAGATGGATCATCAATATCTCTAACACCAGCAGTGTATCTGCGATTATCGAAATCTGTAATCTCAGCAGATGCTCTATCGATAGCAGGGATATTTCCTGTTGCGTCTGGATTCGCGTAAGAAGACTCTAGTTCAGTACGTAAATAGCCAAGATCTACTGGCATTAAAGCAGTTGGATCTAATAGTCCTAGATTTATTCCTCGAGCATCAAACCTTCTTTGACCTGGAGCAGATTGATAAGTTTTTGGTTGTCTTTTTCCTTTGTATTCTTCTCCAACTTCGCCTAATAAGGCGGGAACAAGGAATTTTTCTAAATCTACGCCACCTTTTGTCTCTTTTTGCAGAGGATTTCTCCTACCGCTAGACAATTTACGTCCAATTCTGCTTAATGCGTTTTCTAATTCTTGGTCAGAGGCACTTAATTGCCTCATTTCGTCTGCACGTAGCCTTTCTACCGTTTCTCTAGCAATATTTTCTTTTGTATTAGCGCGAACTTGGGATTCTGCACGCTGTTCTGGATCAATAACTCCAGCACTGGCTAAAGAAACTAGTAACTTATTAACCGGGTCACGCCTGATTTCACCCATCTGGGCGATTTTGTCCGTAACACGTTTATCTAGTTGTGCTCCTCTACGATTTCCTCTTCCTTGAATATCTTCATTAGCCAAATAGACAGCTTGTTCTGGAGTTAGCTCAGGTAATGCACCAATAAAATCCTTCGCTCTTCTAGCAACTGTTGGAGAAACAGGTTTTCCGAGCAGTTCACTAAAGACTCGTTCCGCATCATCTCCACGAATTAAGTCTTGAAAAGGATTTTCTGAACGAATATTGCCAACAGCTTCACGTACTTTTATTCTTTTTAACTCATCTTGAACTTCTTGCTCTCTGTTTTGTATATCTACTCCATATCCGCTACCAGTTGTTCCAGACATTAAACGTCTAACAGCAGGCAAGCCAGGCACATTTTGTTCTTGTGGGACTGGACCCCTAGATCTCCTTGGATCGTCGATATCTTCCCACTGTCTAAAGCCGCCAATCATTGCTATTTCTTATCAAAAATGTTTAAGCCTTATATGAATTCTATAGAGATCTGAAAAGCAAAAGCACAACAGGCGAATCTAATGTCTCGCGGGTGTCGGTTCAATAAAAAATTTTCTAGAAATTATTAACAAATAGGGAACAACTTTTCTGGGCGTAAAAAATAGGGAACAACTTCCTGATGAATCCATTTCACCCTATTTAGGCTCTCGCGGGAAAAAGTGAGATTTTATTGCGCCGCTCGCGATACATTAAACACCCCCCTCAAGGTTCAATCCCTCTCAAACAAAAAAAAGAGTAGGACTCATGCCTACTTATGTTGACTTGTGAGACACTTTTGTTCCCTCTGATGTACCACGTATGTTAGTTCCTATGTTACTGATGTTAACTTCTGTTTACTTAAGTCTTCATTTGTTCTTCTTCTGACTGCTTTCAACAGTGCATTTGTAAGTCACTGGTCTCCAACGTAAGTCAACACGAGTATTCATATGTCCCTTTCTTTTGTTCCAATAGTATCCCTACGAAAGCAACAGTTCTCCAGCACGCCTGCATCTCTATAGTACAAATGAAACACAACGGTCTCCCCCGTACATTCAGGGGTCTAATCTAGTGTCACCAGTGGTTTTCGGTTGCTTTCACTTCAGTATTTCCTTCGTATTTCTAGTGTAATACATGGGAATAGGGAACAAGATTGATACCTTCTATCTACATTTAACCATGCACATTTTGACTTCTGCCATGCATAGAAAGATCAAATCTTGCACGACACAATGTCCCTACTCCCTCTACAATCTTATACCTATTACACAGAGTCGTTAATACTTTGTATAACTACCTCGTATGTTAAATACGTCTACTTGTATGTTAGTCCTATGTTAGTTGCATGTTAATCACACGATCCCTGCTCAGATTTGCTCTGGGTGGGGATTTTTTAGTGTCAAATATCAACAGTGCATTTTAAATGTCTAACTTTACCCAAATAACACCTGATGTTTTTCTCTCTGGCTCAACCTACTACTTTGATTCTGAGATAGACGGTATGCAGCCGTTGTTTTTCTACGGACCTGTTCCGCTTAATGAAGACGGCACTTCCTTTATCACTCAAAGGGTTAACGAGCAAGGAGAACTTGTCTGGGTCTAACACTAATCCCTGCTTCGATTCTTCGAGGTGGGGATTTTTTAGTGTTCAATATCAACAGTGCAAATGTTTGTATGCGTTGCTTACACTGACGAGAGCATCCAGTCTTTTGGTCCTAGCTTCGATACTAAGGATCAAGCCTGGCAATGGTTTCGCTCCGATAGCGGCTGGGGGGAGAAATGGACTCCACGTTATTCAGAAGTGGACGTACTAGCCCAAGCTGATTACGAAAAGCAATCATGTAATTGGTATGGAGTTTAATATCTAGCCCCTTCGGGGGCTTTTTTAGTGTTCAATATCAACAGTGCATTCATGAAAAGATTTCATCTTCTTAGCAAAGGTGAACTTCTGCATACATTTGACTCTTACGTTGAATTGATGCAGGAATATCTCAGACTTCGCTTCTACCTTAAAGCTGTCGGCATGCCTGAACCAATAGATCTCGACTGGGTTGAGTCTTAATTCTTTATCCCTCTACTGTCAGCCGGTAGGGGGATTTTTAGTGTCCTAATTCAACAGTGCAATTTTGCGCTGCTTGTTTCATGCACTATCTCAACGACTTCGACCCTACTTCTCCTCGTGTAGAAATTGCTCAAGACAGGCTCCATCGTATGGCGCTTGACTCACAAGCAAGAGATCACGCAATCAGAGATATGGAAGCAGCCGGTTTACATGTTAATAGGGAGGAGTTAATAGCATCTTCCTTCTAATTTATTCATTCAATCCCTCTATCGGTCGGTCGGTAGGGGGATTTTTTAGTGTCCAATTTCAACAGTGCATTTTTGCACGAAATTATCATGCCTAGATCTAATGCTTCTTTAACTGAGGATCTTAATACTCAGAAAGCTTTAGTTGAATCTCTTGAAAAGCAAGTTGCTTCGTTGAAGCCCGTTGGCAATACTCTTACTGGCTCATTCTGGCTACCAAGATCTCTAGATCAGAAAGCTAAGAACAAAGACGGCGAAGAGTTTTCCATTATTAAATGGTCTACCACTGAAAACGGCGCTAAGAAAGTAACTTTTCCAGCTCAACTTTCCTACAAAGACAATCGTTCAGGCGAATGGTTCTATAGCAAGAGCATGAGTTTCACTTGTTCCGACAATGGAGTCTCACTTGCTTCTGACATAGCAAAGTTCATTGAAGCTGGTACCCTGCTTTGCGATTTCACAGCTTTTCCAAGATATTACCTCACTAGAGATGGTGAGAAAGGCGAGATATGGAACATCACTTCCATCACTGCTCGTCCTTTACCTGAAGCATCTGCTTAACACACCTACCCCTGTCAGTTTTCTCTACTGGTGGGGGTATTTTTTATGTCCTTTATCAACAGTGCAGTCTTATGAGCACAATGTCAGAACTTGACCGCACAGACAGACTTAGCAGCTTCGAGCCAAGAACTTTATTACAGGTAGGTCAGTTAATAGCAGCCTTACCTGCTGTAAGTTTTCAAGGCAACGATGACCTAAGAAAGTTTGGTGAGGTCTGCTGTGATCTTGCCATTGTTCATCACAAACAAGCGGAACAAATCGAACTACAAAAGGTAATGGCTAATGTTTGACACTGATGTTCTCGTCAGTGCCGAACGTCAACTAGATGCCGACTACAGTAGAAATTGTGCCTTGGCAGCCCATGAAGAGGAAGCAACAAGATGTATTAAAGATCTTGACGCTGCTCTAATGAATCTGCCGTTACACAGGAGGAAGGAAATTCTTCCCGACTGGTGGTTCGATGATAGTTACCTTGAACAAGATGAGCTGTGAAGTTAACGACCAAGCCTTGGAGACATGTCAACAAGAAGTCAATGAAGAGATCATGATGTTCTTTGCCCTTAAAGAATTCAATATCCCTACTGATGACTTCCACCGTTACACACTCCAAGACATAGCCGACATGCTGACTCGGAAGAAATTCAGAGATTCAGCACGCTAATGACACTAACTGTTACATTCTGCTAGCCCTGTCACACGATGGGGCTATTTTTATTGCACTCTCTCAACTGTGCTGACAATCATGACTATTACACCTGAAACAACACAGGCCGAAGATCGTCTTAAGTTCAAGCGAGAAACGATTCAACAACTTCTTGGAAGTTTACGCTCAGCAAGAGCTAACTATAACCACATCCGAATATGCATTTCAATGTGGCAGTCTTTTGCTCTCGTTGATCAGCGAGGAACCGTTTGTTGTATTTGTGACGACATAACAAATGCATTTCAAATGTTAAAAGATCTTCGAGGATATGCGATGGATGTACATGAAGATCAGCGTCCTTCTTACGACATTATTGCCTGGAAATGGTCTGCTCCACTCGATCCAGAGAAGGAACGATCTATCTATGTCCATCCTGATATCTGGGTCAAAGCTCCAGACGACATGCCCAAGTACTCTGAAAATACAGACAATCTAATGCTTGCGAGCAATGTCAATCCTCGTAACGAAAAATTCGAGGTCTACTACCCATAAAGCCTTGATTTTGGCCCAAGCCTCACCGTTAGGTGGGGCTATTTCTATGTGTCCACTTTCAACAGTGCATTATGGCTAATTTTCGTGAAATCAATCCTGCTACAGGCAAAGTCTGGAAACTAGCAGAGTTGTATGCGGAATATAAGCAGCTCAAGCTTGATCAAGATAGTCTCACTATTCAAGATTACGGGAAGATTTTCAATATGGTAACCACAGATCTCAAACGTAGAGCAGCTCTCCATACTAAGGAGATGTCTGATCTAGCAAGAGATTGGAAAACTCAATACTCTCCTTGGTTAGCAGAGAATCTTCAGCCTGTTCTGGTCTCCTCGAAATCTCGTTTCGATTCAGTCCGTAAGAACATCAAGCCGAATCTGTTTCTTAATTGAAATCGCCCAAGCTCCGCCGTCAGGTGGGGCTATTTCATTTGCCCTTTATCAACAGTGCTATGGGAATGGATCAGTATCTGTCTGGATGTGTTGCTCTTCCAAGCACAAAACACGACGAAAAGACAGACACCCGTGTAATCACTCCTGAACATCAACTGCTTCGAGGTCTCTGCAAGATCACCCATCCTTACCCCACAACAAGTGGACCGTTGATCTTCTTCCCCCTTATGCATTGGCATAACTTCGACATGATCCACTCATGTTTTATCAAGATCAACAATGAGGAAGCACCTGACTGCTCCTCCAAGATCTACGTCTCTGCTAAAGATCTTGAAGGTCTAGACACAGATCTCCAATTAGTCTTTAGTGGTACATGCAACAATCAACAGGAAGAAATTGGATTCCTGAATGATATTTTCGAAACTGATTGCTATTCATTCACTGATCAGCAATACATAGATGCATGGGATGATCTAAAAGAATTCTCAAACGACGTATCTCAGTTAATCAAGCATGAGAACGACGAAAAGACTCGTTCTTTTGGTAATTTCTACTACGAAGCAAATTGGTAATTTGGCGCAAGCTCCACCGTTAGGTGGGGCTATTTCACTTGCCCATATTCAACTGTGCAATGACCTCGGAATTTGCCCATCTCGATCCATTCCTTATGCCTCAAAGCGATGAGTTGCAAGACATGTCACTCATTTGCTCTGAAAATGAATTATCTTATGAGGTAGATCAAAGCAGTCTGTCCGTTGGCTACCAAGAAAGGGTTACTCGTAAATCTAAGACCGTCCCTAATAAAGTTCCTGTACTGGTTATCTAAATTCTGTATATCCACTGGTGAACTAGCAAAAGATATCTGCAAGTCTCTCTACAAGCAACACAAAGAAGAGACAGGCGAATCAATAGCAGTTCAATTCACCAAGACAGGAGTGGGACGAGATATTTACGGCCACCCAGCCGCTAAATAATCCTTCACCCCGATGGCTCTACTGTCGGGGTTTTTTATTGGCCGCCCAATGCACTAACGACCGTAAGCTACCTCTGGTTGATATCTTCCACTCATCGAATACTCAGGCTCACTATCTTCTGGAGCCATAGATACAAAATCACTTCCAAACGAATAATTAGAACGTGGCTTCCTAATTAAGTCACGCAAATTATTATCTAGATCCTTATCTAAATCGTATCCCAGCTCCGACCCTGCAAACCTCATGATCTGAGAACATTATCTCTGTTGTCCTGACTCTGCTGACCACCAGCAAGGAAATTACTTAAATCATTTAAGGCTTGTCCTGATGCAGTAATCAAAGCAAGAGCACCTGCACCTGCTGCTGGAACTCCTGTTGCTATTGCCTTACCTGGATTTTCAGCTATCCATTCATTGCCGCGACGATATAAACCTAGAGGAGTATTGTCTTTTACCTTGACAACATCTTTATATTTTTGAATAACATCTGCCCTCCCCTGCTGATTCATTCCACCTAAGACTGATTCAACTGTATTCGGATTCATGCCTAATGACTCGCCGACAACTTTCATTACATCAGCATTACCCTCATTAATAGCTCTTAATGCACTTGCTCCTTCATTACTTCTTTGTTTCGCCAAGGTAGCCAAACCTCTTCCTTCAGCCTCGTTAGCAATTAAGTTCTTGATATTCGTACCAAATCCCTGCATGTCTTGACCCATGGCTTGGACATATCGATTATCCTTAACTGCATTTTCAGCTAAAACAGCTTTACTCATAATCGCATCAATAATCTGCGCCTTATTCATTTCCAGAGAAGTGTTACTACTTCTAATAGTTTAGACGTTATTTGTTTTTAGTTATTAGCTCTATTCAACAGTGCATTTATTGCTGTCTGTTGCGTTGAGTTTTACACACACCCGTCGGCTTATGACCACACTTGCTCCTACTAAAGAGAACCCCACTCTTTGGACATTTAGAAACTGGGTTACCTTCACTCAATACCACGAAGGTATCTGGACCAAACGTAATTTCCAATTCGGAAATGGTCAGAAAGGAAGACCAGCCCACTTAAGAACAGCATGGGCTCAGCCTGATGCATTCATCAAGAGATACACCTTCGAGCAATGGGAAGAAGGTGAAGTCGTAGAGAATGGCAAGACTTTTACTGCTAGTGATGGTGAGATTTATTCTCCTCTTCGAATGAAAGATGGCTATGAAATTGACGCTGAGATCGTTGCTGAATTCTACGAATCTTTCCAAAATCGTATGAAATCAGTCGGCAGAGCAAAGAAACCAAAGCTTTCTGCTTAAACCTATATCGCTCTAGTATGCAACATGTATGCTGGAGCGTTTTTCCTTTTTTATGTCCTCTTCCAACGAATGTACATGGAACCCAACGACCCCAAAGAAACAGCAGAAGAACCAACCCTCACAGAAGACTGGCAAGACCCTGACTTCGGAGGATATCCAATCGAAGACGACGATGACTGATCCTCAATTAGATGTTCCTTCTTTTTAAAGCCTATGAAATTCAAAGTTACCTGGGTTGAACATCATGTCGGCTCTTTCACTGTGGATACAGAGGAAGAAGCAAAAGCATTTACCGATCAACCCAGTCTCGATGACCCTCGCTTCCGATGGGATCAAAACCGTTACTTAGTTGATTACGAAGAATTGTATGACGGAGATTACGACGAAGATGATTTAATAGAAGAACTACAGACAATTGACGATTAAAACCTAGTCCGGCCAATGATATTTCCAGATGTCTGGCCGGTATTATTTATCCCCACTCCTATTTCTAAATTCGAATTACCAGCACTAAACGTATATACCCTCTCATTTTCATTCACCCCTGTCGAATCAAATCGAACATAAGGATTAGCAATCGATGGCGCAGTCAATAGAAGAGAGACCGCACTCATAACAATGACTCTCAACCCTATATAGATGACTTAACCATCCAGCTAGCCTTATAAGTTGCACTACATAATTCATCTAAATAATGAGCAATATCAATCGCACCTGACTCATGAGCAGCAGGCTCAACCATCTTAATTAACTTACCGAAACTACCAAGATTGTGATAATAGGTCGATAACATTTCTCGACCGTTATAACTTTCAACCTTCTGGAACGAAGGCAAAGCATCATGCAGCCCACAACTACACATGGGCATCCAATAATTCAACGTCCTTACATACTCACCTAATTTATCAAATTGGTCTTGATGAGCTTCGTACTGAGCTTGCAAGAACCGATGGATGGAAAAGAAGTTGCCACCTTCGTAATTGAAGTGAATCAAATGGGACTGGGTTTCTAATTCCTTTGCAAACGCAGCCAACATTACCAGCTTCTGTGCAACAGAACAGACCGTAGGTTTGGTTTCTTCTGATACGACAATTGCTGCTTCGTTTTCATCTTGTTGTGGTTCGTATGTCTGTTGCATTTGTGTAATTCTTTGCCTTCATTTTAGGAGTTTTTATAAGCACTTTCAGCAGTGCATTTGTCCTTTTGTACTTCGTTTTATGACTTCTGCTTTAGCACCTGTTTTCCCTGCGGATCTGATTGATGCAGAACCTTCTGAACACATCACCACCTACAGCACGGACGCTGGGGGCACCTATGAATATGGTGAAACTTTTCGTGATAGGAAGTATTTAGATAACCCTAAGAAAGCATTTATTAACTTCGTTGGACCTATGAGTCTTGCGATAGAGAAAGGTAATCCAATGAAGAAAGAGAAAGATTACCTTGCTTGGATCTTCCAAGAACCCACTAAAGACAATGGATTAAGACCAGCCAAGTACAAGCTCAGAATCGACCCTAGCTACAACGAGAGGCTGGGATGCACCGTGGTTCAATACGGAGTTGCAAGCCTTGTCACTCATTTGTATCAACTTTGTAAAAATAACGAGCGCGTGCAAACTGTAGCAGGCAGACTGTGTCCTAAGCCAGGCAATCAAGTCATTTTCATGAATCTCTACGACGTTGGCAACAATGGCAAGTTTCGGAATGTGGCCACTCAATTCGACTGGTTCTACGACGGTAAGCCAGAAGAAGTGGAATGGAAAATCCAACAGATCTGTGAATACCTAGGCCAAAAGTCACCGTATCTAAAAAGTATCAATGACAGTACTACCGATTATCAAGAAGATGATTAATCAAACTGAAAAATTTAAAGAAACTCTCCCCTCCGATAGCAAAGCTCATCGAGACCTAACCCACATCGGATGCATCCTTACTGATGTCTTTGATGAAATGATTTTTAATTCCCTAGATTCCAATTCCTACAATGACAACATCTGATCTTCAACGCCTACAAAAGTCCTACAACATGCCTGTTGCTAATGGTATTTGCACACAAGAAGTAGACCATCCTGATTCACTAGCTCCGAATTGTACAAAGGTAACAAAAGAGGACAGGCTGTTCTTCAAAGGAAATCCTATCGAAACTCATGATAAGGATTATTATTCTGTTCCCCAACTCTTAAGTATGGTTGGTGCTAACTGGGTTGTTACTCCCAAGCAATTAGAAAGACCCGATATCAATAGAACTTATCCTGAACAAATTAATTGGTATCAAAGTGATAACAACGACTTATTAGGTAAGTTCGGATCAGGTAGGAAACCATTAAATCCAGAACCATTTATTCAATCATTCAGAGACTTTACACGCCAATCAGAAAAGGAGATATCGATGGATGTCATCGGTTTTGATCCAGTCAGCAAGATTTTATATGCTGCTTCAAAGCTCACTGACCACAACGATAATCTTCAACACGTAGGCGAAGAGACCGATCACTGGATGGTAAGCACAGTGAATTACATGAAGCCTCAATCCATTCAGACGTTTGTATGGCATAACGTATTGGTTTGCGAGAATGGCATGACACAACCAGTAAAGAATCATCTTCAATATCTATCACATAGAAAGGAACGAACATTTGAAGATTTACTTCCTTACTACAAGGGTTCACTGGAGATAGTTAAAAATTACTCTGAAATCAGAGATCGATTAATTCACGCACCAATCTCTACTGATACGGCAAGAAGGATCATCAGGGAAGTCTTTAAGGACGAAGAAGGATTAAAGAATCCAATGCAAGAATCCAACAGCCAGAATGTTCGCCGATTAGAAGCGATCTTTTCACATGATCTCATAGGAGGAGATCTGGCAACTAGACAAGGCAACGCTTATGGATTACAGCAAGCATTCACCCAATTCACCTCACATTCTTTAGAAGATAAGGGAGGTAGAAAAACGAAATCAGAAGATCATCGTTTCTCTCAAAAGCTTGGTGGCGAATTGTCCCGACTAGACAATCGTGCTACTCAAATAATCAGAGAAGCAGTAGGAGTCTGATGGTAAGAGAGCCTGCTTTCGCAATAGGACAACAAGTCCAACGCAACAATAAAGCTTGTGTACCTAGCTCAAAACATAGAACAGGTATTGTTGTTGGCCGTATCTTCAGAGCAGTCAATAAGTTTAAGCCAGATATTAATAAGAACTGGCACTACGACATTCGATGGGAAGGCAGATCCCAAACAGATCCAGTTTTAGAACACCGTCTACTACCTATTAATGAGTAACACCGCTTCCTACCACCGCCTCAGAAAAACTATTGAAGAGGCAGCGGCTCAGTTGTTTGAAACTGAAACCTTATTCGAGGGATCTGGCCTTGGTCTATTGGTACGACCGTGTAAGCCCAGGGACTTCCATAGGTCTGCATAACCCTCCTCACAGTTATATCCCTCTCAGATTGTCGAAGTCTCTGGGAGGGTTTTTTATTGCGCCCTTTTTCAACGGTGCATTTATGACTTCTCTTGCCGAGTACCTCTACTTAGGTAATGGCAATAAGAAACTCAATCGTAATCTCCATGCAAAAACTTTTACGTTTTCTCTTCCCGCAGGCTTCTCCTGCCCTGGTGCCAATCTATGTCTCGCGAAAGCAGACCCGATCACAGGCAAGATAACTAAAGGAGACCAGTGTTTATTTACATGCTTTGCTGCACGAGATGAATGTATCTACCCATCAGTACGTACATCTCGATGGCGCAACTACGAGCTATGTAAATCACTCGACCACAAATCCTTAGTTTCTTTAATCCATAGATCAATTGATCATTACGTATCTCGTGATGCAACTCATATCAGATGGCATGTCTCAGGCGACTTCTTCTCTGCCCAGTATCTCAAGGCAGTACTAGAAGCAGCAAAACATTACGACAATGACCTCATCTTTTATGCCTACTCCAAGGCGTTGCATTTCTTTAATGATCAGCACACTGGCGTTCCACTTATAGAACGACCTCCCAATTTCCGACTTACTGCGAGCTGGGGTGGTATTTACGATTTCATGATCGATAAATTCCCAGACCAGTTTCCACGTTCAGCAAGAGTAGTTAATTCCCGTCGAGAAGCAGAGCTATTTGATCTGCCTATCGATGAAGATGACTCACTTGCGTCTGGTCCAATTGATCAGCACTTTGCCTTGTTCGAATCAATTGCAAAACGTAAGGAAACTGCTGCGTTGCGTAAGTCCATGCTCACCCTTGTTTAATTATTCATGACTACAAAAAGTTTTGAACACCTATCTCGACTTGATCCTGATGAAATTGGATTATTACTCGAGCTCATAGAAAACAGGTACTATCCTCCTTCTGAGAAGAAAGATCAAGATAAGTTTGACGTAATAGATGAAAAATTAAGACTGCAATGTTTGTTTTCGATAGGACAATACCCTGATTTACGTTTCGGCGGTATTTGTAATGACCATTCAGATCCAAGAATCCGTTCCCTTACTAAAGTGGAGAGCAATTAACCATGATCGTCAACACCGAAGAACAAAGTTCTACTTACCTTATTAATGAAGCAATAAGGAAATACAGAGAAAAAAATCCTCATAGGAGCAAAGAGGAAGCTCTTGGAGTTTTAGTTAGCCAAGTCTGTTGCTGGACTCCTTCCGAAATTTACGAGGTTGCTTCATCTGCTTTCGAAGATTCAAACTTCCATAAATTCAATGCAAAGTTTGAAAACCTATGGAATAAGGAGGCAAACTAATGAAGTACTACTACATAGTTCAAGGAAAAGAACGTGATTGTTCTGCGGATGACTCATTCACTTATAACTACTCTGGGGAATTTTCTTTTGAAGAATTAAAACATAAAGCCCTTATTGATCACTGTAGAGACGAGGGTATTGAGAAAGCTTCAGATGGTAAATTTTACTCTGATCCAGATCCAGAGTGTCAATTTGAGGACACCGAAATTGATCTAGATATTTGGGACATCTTTAAATCTGATACTCCAATTTGCAGATTAGTGGATACCACAATCGAGGAGGAAAACTAATGTCAACACCTCACGAACTAACAATCGAACAGCAGAAACGACAGGACATTATGAATTCTTTTTCTGATGATGCTATTCGTGCTGCTGAGAAAGAGATCCATCCATTCCATAAGTCACTTGATACGTATCCTCTCGAATGCGAGGGTGCTATGTCACTTGAAGAACTTCTTCAAGATAAGGCGAATAACCCACTGCTTTAAATCATTATGAAATTTACAATGAAATTCAATTTAGATACAAGTGAACATTCGCCAATTAAACGCAAAGAGGCTAGTAAATGGCTTCACTATTTATCAAGACATTTAGACGAGAATATTAATGATGCCAAGTTTGAAGAAATGATTGGCGTTTCTCAACCAATCAAAAAGCGATGGGGAAAAAAGATAGGTTATTACAAAATAGAAAAGGCAGTCACAAAGCAACCGACTTTAACCGAAATGTTCACCATTAAAGATCATGATCTATTGCAAGAAAATGACTGAAATTACATTCGTCGATTGCTTATCTGGTAAACCTGTAAAAACTGTTGAAGTTGAATTAACTTCCGATCTTGTTAAAACAGATGCCACATCTACTCAAAAGAGTAGCGATGATAAAGAAAGTTAAAGAAGATTAATTGACTGACTACAGCGCCTTTTCAATTGAACTTGACCGTGATGGTACTTGGGATATCTGGCATGGAGATCACAAGATAGCCAGCAAAGTTGAACCAAAGAAAGTAAGTGAAATTATCCATAAAGAAATAGCTATACCTCCAGGTGAAAAAGATCAATGGTATCAGGTATGGCACAGACGACCTTTACGTACAAAACATGCTCACGAATGATCCCAACATTGACAAACTTCTAAGCAGACTAACTCTCGAACAATTACTCAAGTACTTCGATCGTTTGATTGATAAGTACGACGACGATTGCTACACAGCCTCGTGCGAATTAGATCGTGCTGCTTACCGTGGCTCCAGATCAATCACCTGTGAAGACTGGGCCAAATTAATCCAACAACAAATTCTTTCCAAGGAGGAAAACTAATGACTAAATCAATGTGCGAAGAATCACTTTCTCAGTACCAAGAATGGCTCAGCAAGTGTCCCATTCAAATTCATGCACATGGATTCGGGAGTAAACCCACTCTTGATAATGACGGCAAAGAGATCAAAGCAACTGATCGCTTCATGGTAGATGACGACGATACTCACAGGATATGTGAAGTTGATGTCTACATCCCTCTAATAGATCAGGAGGAAAACTAATGACTACTGAAATCAAAAGACACCGTTGTAAAGATGCCAATGAAGATCTTCTATACAAAATTGTCGATGGCGTTTTGTCTTATAGATTTGAGGGCGATTCACCACCCTTTGAGATTTTCGATCCCAAAGATACAAACTGCTTTGGAAACAACAACGAAGAAGTCGAATTCTTCAATGAACTTTCATTGCTTTTAGATCCTAATTTCAAACCTAAAGAAAAAACTTACGAAGTTTTATGGAGCATGACAGTTGCCACATACTATAAAGTTAAAGCCTCAAGCGAAGACGAAGCAATCGAAAGATCAGGCCTTGACTATGACAAAGATGCAGAATGGGCTATTGATAAATGGGAAGAGGGCTATGAAGGTTCAGCTTGTGCTTACGCAAATATAGAGGAGGTAGAAAATGACTGAACTTACTTATGCACAAAGATGTTTTAAATGGGCATCAGGCCATTACTTAGATGATGAAATTGATGATGATTTCTGGGAACTCGATACAGAAGATCAGGAGGAATATTTGGAAGATAATGCTTGGGAACCTTTCGAGTCATATAGAGGTAAAGACATAGCTCAATTTATCTGGCAACTAGCTAACGAAGCTATCAACAAACAAATTCCAATTATGGAGGACAACTAATGACTACCGAAAAAACTGTCAAGCCACGCTTGGTATCAATTACCACTCGTATGGACTACTACAAAACTTTTGAGATTGACCTCAATAGTTTTTGGGACAAATATATTAATGAATGGGAAAAAGATTCTATGGATTCCTACCGAAAGCGCGGTGAAGATCCTGAACAAGGGAGATTCTGTGAAGAAGAAAGGTCTATGGATGATATGGAAGATGAAGATTTAATGGATGCAGCTTGGGAATATATAACTTCAGGCGACCGTGTTCCTGATGATTTTCTTACTCATACCAATTACGACAATGAAGAAATCATGGATTGGGATGTGGATGGTAATGAAGAAGAAGCAGAGGAGGAAGACTACAAAGGGTCAGAAATTTTCAAAATATAGGAGGAAAACTAATGACTCATTTCTACGACGAAGACGGTACACCCACTGATAAGGAGTACCACGAATCAATTAAGGAATTCTTTTCCTACATTGAAGCTCATCCCGAACTCAAAAAGGTTGAAGCATTTAATACTGTGAAATGCTTTATTAAAGAAGCTTATGACTTAGGTTGCGGAGATGACTCACTTTATAGGGATTATCATCCTGACGAAGTTATTGAACGGCTTCATAATTTCTCAGATAGGGCGCTTATCTTAGAAGACAATGCTTTGGATAAGAATCAAATAATGCTTATCAAACGTGTCTTCCATGACTTCATGGCAGGTAAACAGGATCATCAAGGGGTTTCAGTAAAGGAGATGCAAGCTATTTTCAATCAATTAGACGGATTAGATGAAGCCGACTACGACGACCTTTAGGAGGAAAACTAATGACTTATAAATTCACTCCCAAGACATTTAATGAGTGCTACAAAGAGCTATCTGACTACTTATATGACAGAGGCATCGCAACCGAAAAAGTAGAAGATGACCCTGTTTACGAGTTAGCTAAAACTTATGCCCAGCATGAACAAGAAACCTTAATCCTATTGGAGCAAAACTAATGACTAAAATTATTCGCTTAACTGCCAGCTCTCATTCAACTTATGAGTACATAGTCAAGGTTCCTGACCATGTAAAAGTTGAGGATCTCGAAGAGCTAGACAAAGGCCACGATCTTTTTGATGGTGGTTATTACACTTCAACTGATCAATGGGGTGGCGACTGGGAACACGATGATATAGAAGAAATTAAAGAAGCTGACTTACCACAAGATACAGAGATCGATGATCTTAAATCTTATACAGCAGAAGACCTTGGTCTCGAGGAGGAAAACTAATGACTACTAATCCAGACATCATTAACGGTCTAAATATAGATGACAATGATCGTGAACTTGGGACACAATTAATTGCATTGATTAAAGGTTATGTAAATGACCAAGTAGATAAGGAAACTGCTTTTATGATTTCATCAAACAGTGATTGGTTTCGAGAGATAGTAAAAGAAACAGTCAAAGAAGTCCTAAAGGAGGTGCAAACTAATGAAAACTAATTGTTATTTACTAAAAAGGAGGAAAATTAATGGCTAAAGCATCTCCCCACGTTGAACACTATGGAATACCTTTTGATCTTCGTGACCCTAAGCAAGGACTGACTTATTGTCTTTTCCTTGGCTTAACAGCTCCAAATGACAAGCTAAGTATTGAAGCTGGTGATGCAAGTGAATCCTTTGCAGCCGAGTTAGATGATAAGCAAATAGAAGAATGTAAAAAGACTGCTAAAGCTTTATGGCTAGAACATAAGGAGGAAAACTAATGAGATTACCACTTGATTTACATCCCAAGTACTGGCGGCAGCTAAGAAAAGAGTTAAGAGAAATGCCAAACAAATCTGTTCTACTGGATATGGTCTGCACTTCTCTAGATGAAACCGATTTATCCAACGAGTCAGTGGGACCGACTACTAGACACGGTGCTAAACAACTTAAAGAATTACTACCACAAGTACATTCTTTTCTGAAGAAGAATCGTTTAGAGCCATCTCATATTCCAACTATTGAACAGTTAGGATAATACGAAGGAGGCTATTACTTGGTTAAACAAATTTCAGATCTAGGTGGACTAAAGAAATTTAGACGAGCCTATTCGAGCTACATAAGGTAAGCATAAAAAAGAGCCCTGAACAGTAGTAGTCCAAGGCTCTTCGGTTGCTAACTAATGAAAGCTTACTTCTTTAGTTGAGCTTTCTTTGATGTCCCTACGTATTTAACGCCACGGTAAACAAGCTTAGGAGCTGGGCTTACTGGTCTGGAACAAACCGCTGAGTTAGACATTTGAGTCTCCGATAGCCACACCCCCGTCGTATGGTGTGGTTTTCTGCGACCAAAAGGTCCGACGATTACATACCCATTGTATCGAAATACATATATCTAGCACTCATGTTGTAACACTTACTAATACTCCTTGATATCTAGCGTTCATATTGCATACTAAATATCAAGAAACACCAGATCTATGGCTTCTCCAACCTTGTCTATGCCTCAAATTCCACTCGATACACCTTTAAAAGCAGGTCAATACGTTCGTGTGGCTTTTCCTAATACATCTATTACTAAAGATGGTGTTATTCAAAGAGTGATTCACCCTAAGAGACCAGCTAATACCAAGGATGGTGTCTATGAAATTCTCAAGATTGATGAGAAGTTTCAAACTTATTGGTTAAGAACCTTAGACGGAGAAACAATTACCACCGCTAAGCGTGGATACATTCAAGATTTTGCCTCCGAGGCAGCAGTAGCAGCTTGATGGATAGATCCAAAAGTCTCTACGTAGCTGACTGGGAAATTATGTACAAACTACCCAACAAGCGACATGAATTTTTCTATGCAGAAAATTGTACAGAGAGTAAGGCGTGGTACCGCTTTGAAGCAGAGGTTCCGAGGGAACTGCGTGGACGTAGCCTTCACATCGTCGAGTACACCGACCATCCCAAAAAGCACGAAGATTGGGAAAAAGAATCCGAGTGGAAGCACCCTTTTAAAAGCTATCCAGATAAGGCGGCTTAAGAATATGCCACATATCTACGAAATGCGTATCAGGGTCCAGGCGGACACCCCACAAGATAATCTTCACGGACGAAAAGACCTATCACCATTGGCTTTTCTCTTTACAGAATTTAAATCACAACTTCAATACCACGCCAAGCAACGAGGCTTTCGTCTCCGTGAGGTGACTTGGCACGCAGTTGAAGGACCGCAGCTACCAAAAGAAACAAATTAATGAATCAACCTGACATTTCTACATTAGAAATCAACGTAGGTGACAACGTCAGAGTTGTTTATCCCAAGCAGACATATAGTCCTCATAGGACTGATGGTATCTATCAAGTCATACAGATTGATGCTTCTTACGATGTTTTCTGGGTGAAACACCTACAAGACACTAAGAAATTAACCATCGTCAAGAGAAGCTACATCCAAGATGTAGTCAATTCTAAATTCAAGGGGTTGGATTAAACATGTCAGTACCAGCTCCCAATAACAGAGAAGATGCTTACGTTCTTTCAATAGTTACGGAAGAACTAAATACGATGAGATCTTCTCCTCCACCCAAGTTTGCTGAGTCAGTCAAAGAAGCAGCTTGGCTCCGATTTAGGGTTGATGCCATCCTTGAGGAATGGATGTTTTCCAAGAAAGGAGAAAAAATTCCTGACCGAGCCGTATTAAATAAAGCAGATTGGGAGGCTATAAAAGCTAATGCCTAAAGTTCTTGATCTAGTTAACCCTACGACTACCAGACCAGATACGGTTGCTTTCAAAGTTCAGATGCATGTTCCTAGTGGCATTCATCAACTCTTTGAAAAGATTGCAGCTCAAAGGGGTTCATCAGTTGCCGCTGTTTACTTACATGCGACTGAAGACTGGATGAACTCCCACGGCTATGCCGAAATACAGAATCATAGAGATCTTTTTAACACTTAACCCCATGCAATTTTTCCTATGCCAAACACCAACTATTCTCCTGCCGAGAAAAAATTTATAGATAGACACGTAGCTCCAACAGGTTATGCCGATTGGAACGTCTTCGCTAAAGGCATGGTCCGTTCCGCTCGTGGATTTTCAAAAGAGCACCCATGGTTTGAAAACTATCAAACGGCACCTGCTTACTTTATTACTGACGAATTATACGAATCTTTAATTAACACAGATTTCAAGCTCGTCAGCGAACCTAATATTGTTAATCATCAGTTTTATGTATTCACTTCCAGGTGCAAAAGTACTGTTGATTTTACCCACATAGTCGTTAACAATCAAAGTGATTTATTTTCAGAAAAATACGGGCGAAAAGATGTTTATGTTTCTTTTAATAGGTCTAGAGCACATGGTAAGCCAAATACAAAAATAACTGCTGACTTCGCTTTTAGTTGGCAAGACTTAATGGACTACAAAAATGCGACCTTTACTAGCAACTTAGATGAAATAAAAGATCATCAATGCTGCAAAGAATGTACCAAAAAGTCTTTCAACGATCAAGCACATTTAATAGTAAACCTGATTCTCCTAATGAATGTGCAGCCAGAAATTGTAACTGAATCATCCATTTCTATTCCAACCAAAGCAAAAGGATTTAAAACTTCTACAAAAGAATTACCGAGTCGATCAATCAGTTGGGTTGGTAAGGACTTCACTAGAAGGGTAATTAAGAAAACCACTTCAACTACTCAAGGATCTAACAGTCCTAAATCATCGCACTGGAGAAGAGGTCATTGGCACACTGTCTTGCAGGGACCAGGCCGAAAGCAAAAGAGATTGAAATGGTTCCAACCCGCTTTTATTGTCGGAAATGCTTGAGATTCTACTCCAAAAAATGCGCTGAGTAATCACACTTAGATGTAATCCTTGGTAGTCTATTTATCCAAGGAAAATAAAGAGAATGATCAGAAAGAGAGCAGTCCTCGTCAATTATTTAACTAATAAACCTGTAGATCCGAACTATCAGCCATTGCTTTCTGCTGATGAATTATCAGAAGGAAACGCGAACCTTGAGAAGGCAATGCTTAGATGGCGCTTGCGCTGGCTCAATAGAGTTACTACATTAACTGGAGCAGTCGAAATGCAAGAGAAAACAGGCAATGCTCAACTTCAATTCAGCTCTCCTGTCTGTAGCGTCTGATTTCGTTGGTCAGTTTGCTCCGTATCAATCTGTAGAAATAACTCCAGCTCCAGAAGGAGGAGTTTTTATAGCGTCTACTGATAAAGGAAATATTGCCTGCCTCGCTTTTGATCCCTCTGGAACAGCAGATGAATCCACTTGTATTATTCCAAGCAAGGATTTAATGAAAGCCACGAAAGGTATCAAAACCGGGGATAGGAATATTCAAATTAATGATGATCAAGCAGTCGTAACAACGTACAAAAAGACAACAGCTAACCAAGTCATAGAAGTTCCTGTTATGAGGTCTACAGTGGCTTTTGCGCCGCTATCAGGAGCCATCCAGAACTGTTTAGATCGTTGGAGCAACACACCCACAACTTCACCTACTGCTGGCCGTTACAACCTGACCTACATAAACAAAGCCTTAAGATCTTTGAGTGTCTTTGATTCCTCAATTGCTTTATCAGCTTTTGATGGAGGTCCACTCAGAATCCAAGGAGCGGATAACAATTTAATCATTCTTGTGATGCCCCAGACGGCTGAACCAATTCCTAAGATCCCTTATTGGCTGGAGAAATACGCTAGTAAATAACGCTACATCTGCAAGATAAAAAACGCACTACACCACAGATGGTGTAAAAAATACTTGAATGTGTGCCAGAGCACGCTATTGTTACATCACCTCACACAGCAAATTGAATTTGTGTCTAATGCAATTCTTGTTGCTTCTCTAGAGTCTCAGCCCAGTCAAATCGTTATTGACGGCAGGGAATACCTTGTGGTCACAGCCAATACAGTTGGCAATGATGGCTTCGAGGTTGTTCTTAGAGCACCAGCAACACAAGAAGGTCCAGCCAACCATCTCAAAAATAAGAAGGCTAAAGATTTAATCCTTATTTGTGGAGAGTTGTCTCTCTTCTCAAAAGGTGATTCAGGCTGGAAAGAGAATCACGAACTCGATGGCAAACCAATCGTCAGAGTTTCTGCCTGTTGTGATGCAACGGATCAGCAATTCTTTAACGAGGTAACTCTAGTTGGCCGCTTTGTTGGTGAACCTAAAGAAGCAGAGAAGAGTTGCAGTCGCAGTGTTGTAGTGAACCGCTACAAGCAGAAGGAACAGATCTCAGATTTCTTCAGAATTAGAGGTTATAAGTCTGCTACTCCAGGGCGAATTTCATGGGGCGAACGTATCGCGAGCGCACCTAAAGGAACTCTTGTAGAGATCAATGGAATGATGACCACTGAGAAGAGTAAAGACGGTAGCCCTTATCCAGTGATCAAGGTTAGACGTATGCGTACTCATAAGACCGGATCTGGCGGAACGAAAGCAGATCCAGCAAAAGAAAAAGCTGCTTCAGGTTACGAGCACTCTCAGTTCGTAGCAGACGACGACGACCAAATGCCCTCATCTAACTGGTAATTACCATGTCATTTTTCCCTCCTGATTACAAACCAGCCGCTGGTGCTAACACCAAGTCTGAAAAGAAGACTAGTCCAAACCCTAACTACATTGACCAATCAAGAATTGGTGATGGAGAAAAGGCTGTGATGATTATCTGCGGTCAATACCCAGATCATGTCATCAGCGGTAAGAGCTATTGGACCCAAGCCAAAGATGGTGAACCTGCCTGTCAGAAAAAATTTCCATTTCATAAAGGAGTTCCCTCAAACTACAAAGATGAAATCCAACTAAGTTATGCAGCAGGTAAAGCTAATCCACCTGTAGTTTATGGAGAGCATGATCCAGACAAAGATCTTGCTTACCCAAGAAGTTTTGTCAGTTTTCTTGCTTACTTCAATAAAGCGAACCAGAAGACTGGGTTGAATGTTTTAGAGAAATACCCAGATCTACTGGAGCAAGGGTCATTTAAGATTGTCACCTTTGATAGGAATGATCTTCGTGAATCCTTAGAAGATACTCTTTCTATGGATAGCTACTTTGCTCATCCAACTGGTATCCATAACTTTAAGGTCACATTAAAGAGGAAAGGTACTGGCAAAGACACCTCTTATACCCTCACTCCTGAATTGTTTAAGACACCAGCAGCAGTGAGTAAGGCATGGGAGGAGGCAAAAGATACTATTTGGCTACCTGCTTTATACGAGCAAGGCGATCCTTTTAAAGGTAAGCCAGCAGAGCCTAAAGAACCTGTCTGCGGTCTACCTCCTACAAAGAGGGATGACTATGGTGCTGACACTGACATTGCGAGTGCCACAACAGACAAAAACAACATCGGCGATGACTGGAGCTAGATGATGTACATTTTATACTTTTTAAGTTTCTGTATCAAAACGGCACAGACATTTCGATTACCAAGTGCTATTTTGTATAGCCATAGAAATGATTTTCGTTTCGCCAGTCTTGCAGGGAGGTTAGATTGACAGAAGATAATACCCTCCTCAATTACGAGCCGATTAGCTTTTCCCCTGACTGTTTATATACCCTCCAGCAGGCACCCTATGTGGTGACGATGAATGAAACGAAGTGCAAAATTATTCAACTTCCATATCAATACGCAGACAACAGCTCCATCATTTCAACATGGACCGAAGTCTTGAATGAGTTAAAAGAAAAGAAAGAAATTATATCTTATAAATTTATACCCAACCAACAACCAACTACGATTCTTGTTGAGTACCCACCATCCAGTTCTAGCAGCACTTCAATCGGCTAAAACTAGTAAAGAAGTCAAAGGACTTTTAGATGCTTACGGACACCAAATATGTAATGCTGCATGGAAAGAACTGTCCGAAATTGATAAAGCATCTTTACTTTTAGCCAAAGAATTTAACGGAACTATTATTCATGACATCAAAGAAGAATGATGATTCAATGAATCAATATGCCCTGCATCTGGAGCAGGTCAAAGCACAAAAGGAAACCAACCTTTTGCTTAAAGAATTGATTCGTATTCTCGATGGTTTTACAAATAGCGGCGCTAGCTTGCAAACCGTAGTGCCCGATAATGCATTTCTTGCATACTTAAGTGTCGTTGGCCCCGCACTTGCAAGACATCTAGATAACACAATTGGTTTAGAGGAGATTCAAAAAGGTGGAGTTCATTTAGGTCAAAGCCTAATAGATGAGTTTTCCGCCTACAGCTCCTGCCAGAAACCAGAGGATCAGATTTACAAATCTCTTGAGTTCTTAAACAAAGGTACAGACGACTAATCAGACTGGGCTTCCATTCATGGTTTGCATGGCCTGATAGTCATCCTGCCCTGTCAGCACTACTCTTTTAGATCCTTAACTGTTCGGACCGATAGTTAAGTCAGTTACATTAGCCGTTCTCTAATGTCGATCTATCAGAGGTGAGATTTTGTTCTGACCTGTGTTCTGTTCGCGGATAGCAAGTGGTTCCAGGGTTGAGATTCCCCATTAGGGGCTTGCTATAAGGATGATGAATGGTGTAAGTCCCAATTATTTTTTGACTACTAATCGTTACATACTGTAAGAAAGCGTTACATTATATGTAACAATTGTCTTGCAATATGCCAGCTACGCGCTTTGAGATTAATGGCGAACGGCACTATAGAACTGATCAAGCAGATAAAGCATATCCTTCGGTTACAACAATCCTTAGTAAATGCGCTACGGAAAGTAGCAAGAAAGCATTAAAGAATTGGATACTTAAGAATCCTGGGGGTAGCGCAGCCGCAGCCAAACGAGGTTCAGCGGTACATGCAGCCTGCGAGGACTATATTCGAGGGAAAGAAATAAAAATAGAATCAGAATACCAACCATTTTGGAATGGAATTAGCCAACATTTAGATAAATATGATTCTTTTATTTGGAGTGAAATGCCACTGCGTCCCGAGTGGAATTACTGCACAGGAGAAGATGGAATTTCTAGGGTCTGGTCGCACAAGTATGGATACTGTGGATGCCCTGACTTAGTTGGAATTAGAAATGGAACTTATATTATTGCTGACTTTAAAACCAGTAACCAACCTTATTCTCGGTATTATCCCAAGGCTAAAGATGATCGTTCTAAATTTACTGGTTGGAATAAATTCAACAAATGTGCCATGCAATTAGCAGCATATGCGCAAGCTCTTGATGAAACTCTAGGTATCCATATTGATTGCGCTCAAATTATTGTTTCCACTCCAGAAATCGATCAAAGTTTTATTCTTACAAGTGAAGAATTAGATCGACATCGAACTAAGTGGCTGCAAAAAATTAGACGCTATCAAGAGATAAAAGAGGAAGAAGAGAAAGCCAAACATATTCTCAAAGAATTAAAGCAAGAGTTAGAAGATTCCAGGGATGATTTGCCCAGTAGTGACGTAAGCACCAAGAAGGCCGATAAAACCAATCATTGCCCAGCGACCGTTAGCTAATTCAGCTTCTTTGATATAACCTTTGTATTCTTCAATGAGTTGTGGCTCACTCTCTTTGCCGAATATATTTTGCTTGCCGTATTCAGTTGTAATAGAAGAGTCAGTCATTAAAAAACACCAGGAACAAGTTGACCACTAAATACATAGGAAGCTGTCAATATCCAGAAGATCATCATGGCAGCACGACCATTAGAGCGTTGCCAGATATCTATGTTGGTATCCTTCACTTAAAAAACTCCTGGGATAATTTGACCAGTGGTTACATATGCTCCGAATGCTGCAACGATACCAAGCATTGCCATCCAACCATTAAACTTTTCAGCTTCAGGTGTCATTGGAAAGTGATTTAATAATTCCCTCCTATTGTACTAAGTATTTATACTGTAAAGATTGTCTTGCAATGTGAAAGCCGAACTGTTTAATAGAATTAAATTGAAACCAAAACAGTATTAATGGATAAGCCAAAACTTCTATATACAACTGACAAAGGCGGGACTGTTCATACCTATCAACTCACTGGTGGCAAGAGTGAATTCAACCGTTACTTGAGTTGTTACCTAGGTAGCTGTCAATTTAATAACGACTTAGATGGAGCTGCTAAACACCTGGATTTGGTAGAGCCTCGGGCCTAAGAACACAAGCAGTCATTTTCAAGGAGTGTTCAACAAGTTCAGGTAATAAATTTCCGTCTGTCATCTTGTAGAGAACGCGAATGATAGTGCAATACTTGTATTCCCTTAAAACTTGAGTTGCTAAGTCCCTAAACGCCTCGACAGTGATAATTGGACGGCCAAGCAAGATGCTTTCAACTGCGGTTAAATGCTCTCTAGGAATTACGTCTGATTCTTTTTGTGCAAGAAACATTGACCATGTCTTTTCATTAGACAGAATTTGCAATCTTCCTACTTCGTTGAATTGTTTAGCAAGGAGGTTTAGATACTTCTCAGTATCTTCAAGAGTTAATTGATGATTCATTTGTAATTAAGAAATTAAAGCTCTCGAAACAATTTTGTTAGATACATGTATTAACTCAGTATTTAAGGCACCTTTAACTAATGATTTAAAAACACGAATCAAAGGACAATGCATATACTCCTTTACTACTGTGAGACAAATCTCGCTTGGTAACACCTTCTTGCCGTCTAAAATATCTTTCATTACTTCAGGACCACCTAGTGGTGGCCCATACATTTCTGTAAATTTTTCTAAGAATCGTGCATGTGCTTTATCATTAGAAATGATTTCTCTCCTTGCGTAGTCAACGAATTGAATATTCAAGAGATTGCTGTAGTTAGCGTAATCCTCTTCTGCTAGTTCCTTGTCATTCATACGTCTACAGGTTGTACTTCAAAAGTTATGTTCTGCTTATTAGCCATATGAGCTACGTACAGTTCACAGTCATGACCTAATTGAGCATGCTCTTTTTTAATAGGCAAATCACTCATTGTCCTAAAAGCTGTCAGCACTGGGCAACGTCCGTATTCGAACCCTATGCTTTTCATTGCTTCAAGAGTAAAAACCTCCTCTCCTCTAAAGACATCAAGAATTCCAGTTAGATGTTCATCTTTAATCAGCTTCGAATTTTCTTGTTCTAAAAATAACTGCCAAGTTTTTTTAGCACTTAAAACTTCTTCTCTCTGTATGTCTTCAAAATGTTGAGCAGATAATTCACCTAATTTTTTAAATTCAGCAGCAGATGGCTTTCTAGGTGTAGTTGCTCTTGGTTTTTCAGTTGCTCTTGGTTTTTCCTTAGTTTGGCTCTGAGACAAAGCATCTAAAATTCTTGGTAAGTCACCCGTAGTACTTGTACTTTTAATCCAACTCTCTACATCTTGAATCGTGACACTATCTTTATATTCACCAGTTTCATAATAGGTATAAAGAGAGTCTGGGGTCATCCCTAATTCACGAGCTAAATTTCTAGTAATTCTTGTTTTTACATCAAAAGGATTTACTTCACCTCGCAAATATTTAGTCATCGTTCCAATTGTTATTTCCAATCCTTCGCAACCTTTCCGTTGGGATAACTTCTTGGTAATTAAATACTGGTTGATTGATTTAATGAAGCGTCCTACTTCAAGTTGATCCTGTTTGGATTCACGTTCCAGATAGTGGTCATTAGATCTTTGCATGGGTCGTGATGGGTGAGGTTTGTAAGATCTTGAGCAGCTAAGAGTGCTCTGAATTTTGAGAGCGTCGAAGTTCGTGCCAATAAATTGGTGAACGAATCATAATATTAAACAAGTAAATCTGCTAATCGAATGAGCTAAATATGATACATAATGAACGCTTTATTTAAGAAAGTTCACATAGATACGATGAATCTTACAATCTGAGAGCGTAATGACTGATTAAATATGCGCTTTTATACCTAATTAGTAGTATTACTTCACAATCCAGTTCGTTTTGCAAGACCCAGAAAAACAAAAACTGAAAACGAATACCATAGAAGATATAGAAATAACTTGTACTTTTTGCAAGACAAGGCACACTAAGTATCCGTACAACATTATTGGCCGTGAGTGAAATTAGTTTCAGTATTCACCCTTCAATCAAGAATAAGCCGCAGCATTGGGAAAGCAAGTTTGCATTTAATTGGCAGAAGCAAACGGGAACATTAGAAGACCTTCGTAAGCAGGTGATGAACGGATCTGCTTTTGTTGCAGCCGCAATGAAAGGGGATCATCGAAACAGCGCCGCATTTGAAGGCAGCTCTCTTGCTGTAGTTGATGTTGATGATGGTCTTACTGTTGAAGGTTTCTTAGCTAAACCATTAGCAGAGAAAGCAGCGTGGGTTTATACAACTACTAGCCATGACCCTGCTAATAATAAGGAAAGATTTCGTGTCATATTTCAACTTCCAGAATTAATAGAAGATCCAGACTTATATAAGGAGATCGTTACTCTGCTTGTTAACCAAACCGGGGCAGATAAACAATGTACTGATTGCTGTCGTACTTTTTATGGCAACGACCAAGCAACGGAACCTTTATTTAATAAGGATGCTGTTTTAGATAGCAGCATTATTGATGACGCGAAAAGAGCCCTAGTTATCAGGCGTAATACATACGACCGCCGTAAGGAAGATATTGATGACCATTCAATTGCTTTAGCGATTCACTGTTTAGAGAATGTCATTATCCCAACCGTTGATAAACAAAGAGATAAATTCAAAGATGTCACAACTGCTTCTAAAGCTGGTGGTGATGATTTATTTCCTTACTGGCAAGAATGGGCAAGTCAATGCCATCACGGAAAGAAAAGAGGTCAAACAAGTCGAAAATTTTTCGATGGATTCAGGGGTGATCATTTAGGTGCCATCTTTACAGAAGCCAAGAAAGATAATCCTAATTGGAGGCAAGAATTACCGCCTGAGCTAAAGAACAATAACAATACTTTGATCGGTATATATGGTAAATCTTTTGCAGGTTACGAACACTCCGCCTTCCTAGGACTAGATGAAGACGAAGATTTCATTCCTGCTGATACCGCCACCCAAGGATTATTTAGTGAGCAACCTTCTTGGGCTCAAACAGCAGTCATCGAAACTGAAGAACCTGACGAAGAAATTGATGCATTTTTCGACGGTCAAGATGATGAGCCAGATTCTTTTGATCCTCCAGGGCGAGGTCGTCGTGGAGAAAACCAAGTTGATCGCATAAGAGAAGTCATCAATAGAAACTTCAATGGCTTAAGACTGAATGTCATGAACCAGCAGTTGGAGTTCGGACCCAAAGGAAGTCCACGCCCAATCCATGACCCGACGTTGATGTACCTCAATGTCAGCAGGACAGAAGGAACAGTCTTCCCGAAAACATTAGTCTTTGATATTGCTACTGAGATTGCTTACGAAAATAGATACCACCCAGTTAAGAAGTATCTCACTGCTTGTGCTTCTTCTACTGATCCTTGTCCTTACTTCGATCGCTTAGCAACTGAACTGCTCGGCGTTTCTCCTGACCCAGTTCAAAATCCACTCATGCCTTGTGGTACTCGGTTAGCAGATCTCATTCTCAAACGATTCCTTATTGGTGCTGTTAGTCGTGTGATGTCTGAAGGTTGTCGCCATGACTGGATGCCAATTCTTATTGGTAGTCAGAATTGCGGCAAATCCACTTTTTTCCAATACCTCACACCACCTAACCCAATAGACGGAACTTATCCATGGGTTACAACAATGCAGCAGTCGATTGAGTATCTAAGTTCTAGACCTCATGCTCTTCATGCTGGCTTTATTGTTGTTATGGATGAATTTGAAAGATATACCAAACGCAAATTCTCTGAGGAATTAAAGAACCTTATCTCTGTCAGTGTTGATAGGTCTGCTCGTAAATATGAAAACGAGAAATCTTATCCCAGAGCTTTTGTTTTAGCTGGTGCTACTAATAGTCCTGACTTCCTTTCTGATCCAACAGGTAACAGAAGATTCCTTCCTATTCAGGTACTTGGTAAGGTTGCTTCGAAAGAAGACCCCAATATCAAGATCATTGATTTAGATCGTCTCAAAAAAGATCGTGATTCTATTTGGCATGCTGCTTACAAGCATTACCTAGACAAACCAGAGAATGTATTTACCAGCCACGAGTTAAGTCATATCTCTGAGTACACCGATTCATTTACTAAGGACAGTCCTGTTGAACTTGCTGTTTCAAATGTACTAACTAGAGAAACCAGCGGTTGGCATCAGGGCGCACCTTACGTAACTCTTGCTGATATGTTCAAACATTTAGACGTTCCTGTTACTCAGCACGGGCAAATGACACGGGAAATTACCGATTGCATGAAAAGAATGAACTGCAAACCTAAAAGAATTAAGGAGAATGGTGCTCCAAAACGAGTTTGGATGAAGTCTTAATCGTCCAATATCACTGAGTCCTAATATTGTTTGCTTTAAGACTGCTGTAATGGCGGTCTTTTTTATTGCTTAGGTACCAGGCTTTTAGTCTTCGGTACCACTATCGCCTCCTGAAAATAGTTAATACAACATGAGTCTCATTTAAGGTGCCAGAGTTCCAGACTTCTCTTAACCTTTATTGGGGAAATAAACAATCTGCTTTCTCTTTTTACCCTTTACAGATCAACTATGATTAAAGAACAAATCGAATAGAAGGAATAAGAAAAGGAGAGGGAATTTCTCAGAAAGGTTAAGAAAAGCGCGGTACCCCGGTTACCCCGGTACCATTTAAGACAAAATGTAAGATATAGCACTCACAAAAATGAATGGTCTGGCTTCTCATCCTATGCATCTTTACGATCGACCTCTTATCGAGGAGATAGTTTCCAAAAGCCTTAAAGAACTAAGCAAGCAGAATATTGTTGACTTAGCCAGACTGCTGAATAGATATAACGCTACTAACGATAATCTCAAGGATATTATTATTGCTTACTTGCACGAGAACAACAAAACACCAGAGCAGCTCCACATCAAATCAAGGGAAATCTGGCAAAGCGGCTGGCGACCTACCTCTCTTGATTCCGACGAAGTTGGATCTGGTGCTGATGTAGAAGCTGGAGCTGGTTAATGCTTTTCAGTTTCTAGAGGTGGTCCAAGGGATTTATATTCCAATTGCTTCTTTAGAAAACGTACTTCTTTTACAAGCACATCATTCTCTTTCTCCAGCACATCAATGTGCTCTTGATAGATAATTATCATGGCCCTAGTCTACTAACTAGAAAAGACCAAAATATTTTCTTAAGTTCTCAATTCTTCAGGCTATAAATTTCCACGTAGGAATTGCAGCCTTCACATACCAATGTTGTATGTAAATTAAATTCTCCGTCAGGAAAATCTTCTGAACAATTGCTCTCTCCTTTCCAGATCAATTGTCCTTTGCAGTGATAACAAGTCATCTTCTTTTAGTTTCAAGTTTTCTCAGTCGTACCTCGTGATCTCTCAATTCTTCTTTTACAATAATGATGTCTTTTGACACTTCACTTCTTAATAATTGAACCTCTCTAAGTATCGCTTCCATGCCCCTTTTCATGCTTCCTTGTGTGAAAGCAATACGCCACAGAGCACCCGCAGTCGCAACACCAATAACAGAAATTACTTCAATCATTAATTAACCTCCCATATATATTCTATGTCAAATTTAAAGCCACCTAAAGCACCCGCTCATTGGGACCAACGATTCCTTGTTCTCGCTTCTAATATTGCTGGTTGGAGTAAAGATCCAAGCACGAAAGTTGGAGCAATTGCTGTTAGAGATCGAAGAATATTAGCCCAAGGTTTTAATGGATTACCAGTCGGAATTACTGATAGCAATGCTCGTCTTCAAGATAGGGAAACAAGATTATTAATGACTGTTCATGCAGAGATGAATTGTGTTGCTTTTGCCGCTAAATCAGGAGTCTGTTTAGCTGGTTCAACAATGTATATTTGGCCGCTGATGACATGCAGTAATTGCGCTGCTGTTTTAATTCAAGCTGATATTAGCAAGATTGTTGTGCCTGACTTCGTAGAGCCTCTTCGTTGGCAGGAATCATTCGACGCTGCTCGTGAAATGTTTATAGAAGCTGGAATAGCAGTGCATCGAATTCCTATTCGTGGACCCCTAGAACCAGAGGAAGATAACGACTGATACTTGCCAAATCAATTAGATTGCTTACTGTATCTCACAAGACGCAAGATCAGCAATGCAATGAAAGACCTAAAGCTGGGGCATCGAGTTAAACATAAAGCAGATGGCCGCAGAGGAATGGTATTTGGACACCAAGAAAGCACAGGTGTAAAAGATCTTTTATTCCCAGTCGCTTTAGAAGGTTCAACACGAAAAGAACTTTGGCCGGTTGATCAAATCATTTTGATGCCAAAAGATCAGCAGCTAATTGCACTAGGTGGAAAATTTGATCCACCAAAAGGGTTTCCTCTCAACATTAAATAACTATGGCTCAGTGGGCTCTACCTCCCAATCTTCATTCGCATATCGAGGGTGGCCCATTATGTTTTCATTCCGATCACAACATCGGATCGAAAGATGGCAGAATTCCTCGCTATGCAGATAGTCATGCTTGCGTTAAATGCATTAGTGCATTAACCGAGGGACGACTATCTCTGGATGTTCATCGAATTGAAAAACTTTATAGAAGACGTTTCTTAGAATTCTGGTCATTTGTCGAAATGGCTGGCCCAGACGAATGTTGGCCTTGGAGAGGTAAATATCACTCTCGCTGCAATTCAAGTTATTTTTCAATTCCTAGGCATTGGGGATCTGGTCGTCAGTATTCAGCTTCTCGTGTAGCTGCTTGGTTCACTTGGGGAGATCTCGGTAGACTTCCAATCAAAAATGTATGCGGAGATAATAACTGCTGCAATCCATTACATATCCGTATTAAAGGAGTACCGCATTACTTTCATAGAAGAACGATTGATTCAATTGATATTGACTTCAGTACTCGTAAGTTAGAAAGCGAAACTCTTTGCTTCCTAGAGACAACAGCAGATAAAGATCCAAGAACTTTTGAACGATTAGAAAAAACAAATAAGATCTGGATCGATTGGCGTATGGGCAGTAATGAGCCTGTGAACTCAATGATGGTTCCGAAATTTATGACTGAGAATAATTCCTAAAATAGAACTATTACTGTTTAGTTCGATTAGATAATGACAAATTGGCATGATCCTAATAGGTATAGATCTGGAGGAAAGGGCGATTACACTCAGTACGACAAAGATGTTGCCCAAGCTTTTATAGATGCTGATTCAGATAAGGATGGGATTATCTCTAAGAACGAATATAAAAAATGGGATAGTCAGATATTTGACATCATTGGAGACAACCATGCTCCATTCAGGGGTAATAAATGGGACTCAGGAGCCGCTAGACAAAGAGCATTACTAACAGGGTTAACTAGAAACAATTTAAAACTAGAGGATTCCAGTGTCCTAGGTCAGCATGGTATCTGGAGAGATGATCAAACTGGTGATCTATACGGAGCAACTCCTTATAAAGTCAGTCAATATGGTAGAAATATCGACGACACACTTTCATCCTATGTCGGAGGATATAAAAAAGAAGATGAGAAACTAACAGCAACAGGGTATGACTACTCTGACTGGCAAGACGAAGATGTTCCTGTTTATAAATATTCCTATCAAGGTGATTGGACAGCACCTGAACCAGACGAACCCGAGAAGCCAGATTGTCCAGCAGGGCAAATCAAAGGAGTCTCAGGCGCTTGCATAGAAGACAAAGAATATGCCGATAACCCTTGGGAAGAACCAAAGAAAACTCCTAAAGAATTAGCTGATAGACGAGATGATTGGGATCGTAACTGGAATCCAAGTAGATCTGTTGATGATCTTTCAGAACTCGGAAGCATACCTTATAACACTCCACAGATGAGCGATCAATATAAACCTAATGTTGGTAGTGGTAGATTCTCCAGCTTCTTAAGAGCTAATCAATATCAGCAAGATCGATCTAACTAGAATAAGAAAAAGTATTTTTTTTCTGTAGACAATAATGACAACCATACTTCCTATCGGTACTCCAGCTCCAGACAAATTGTTAAAGATAGATCCCGAACAACAAAAGAAAGCCGCGAAAGAAAAAACTAGATTATGGCTTAAAGATGTCTATAAAAAAGAACTTGGTCGTGAGTACGATGAACCAGGCGCAAAGTATTGGACAGCAGATATCCATGATCGTGGTCAGACTAGGGAACAAGTATTAGCAAATATTAGACGTAGCGACGAATATGCCGCATATCAAAGAGGCAAAGGTGACCCTGACCCTACTAAGCCCGGACCAAAAAAGCCTAAGCCTGTACCACCTAAGCCTGAAAAACCAAAATATGATTACACTCCTGACCCAGATAGAAAGTACAACAAGTACTGGGATGCTATAGACGCAGCAGCCGATACAGGGAATAGGATGACCGATGATTACTACGGTCGTTTCTTACCTCAGATGCGTAATGAAGTGCTTCTTGGAATTAATGAAATAGGCGCAGCAGGTAGGTATCACGCGGATAGATATGAAGGTACACCTCCGACATATACAGATCCAAAAGAATTATTTGACTACTACAAAGGTAAAACAGGCAAAGATAAAGACACTGATTCAGAATTAGAAAAAAGAGTTAAGGCACTCGAAGATAAATACAGCATCTAGTGGAAATCCTTGTTAAGGTTTGTTAAGTATCTTGCAATCCGTATGACAAGTCAGACAGTTTCAAATAAGGATTTTGTCACGCAATCATATCGAGACCTTCTTCATAGAGAGCCAGATGCAGAGGGATTGCAGTACTGGATTGATGATTTAGAAAAGCGTGGGCAGTCTCGCGCAGATGTTGTTGCCAACATAAAGCTAAGCGACGAATATAAAGCAATGGATTCTTAAGAATTAATTTATCTTATTTGCAAGACACCTCTTGCATTTAGTAATCAAGTGGTCTAACTTCCGCATAGAAGTTTAGGCTGTTCGTCGTGTCCTTCGATCAATTTGCTGTCCAAAGAATTGGTGGAGAAGAGCAGCCTCAGAAGCTTTTATATTCAGTTTTTAAAACCTTAACGGATCGTACTCACAAGCCTGTCGCTAATCTTCTAAAGGAAGATGATGAGACCTCCTTGTCAGAAGATGAAAGTGGCGAACTATTTATAAAGCAATGGACACCAGCAATAAAGAACCAAACAAAAATAACCCAAGAAGCTTTTGTACCTTTCGATCATCCTCACTTAACTCTCCATTTAAGAGGAGATAAAACGACATTGTCTGATCTGAAAGAGATATCTCAAGCTCTATGCTTTAATTCCCAGTCGATCTATGAAACTGCTGATAGTTATCGCATGCCTGTAAAAGATTTCAATCATTGCCTCGAAGAATTTGTTTATTCGAGAGTGGTTGGTTTTTATCAGCCTGAAGATGAGGCTGATTTTAAATGGACTGAACAAGATAGAAATGAACAATTAGCAGCTTCCTATTCACAATTAATTGACTTCAATGCCGCACGGGAGAAAGGGATTGCTAAAGAACTAGCACAGGAATCTTTACCACAAAACCTAATTATTAACGCTACAGTAACTGCAAGTCTCGGTGATTGGTTACGTCTACTTGAGCGAGCAAGCTTGATGCGTAGCAGCTTCGAAATGAAGACAATCGTGGACAAAATTTCAGAAGAAATTCGTAAATGGGTTCCCGAGATTTACAGGTGGTGGTATTCAGGATTTGAAAAGAAAAGATCAAGAAAGAAGCAAGCAAAGACAATCGCCGCATGAGGCATCCATTGTGGATAGCTCTCAACTATTTGAATTACATTCATCGATCAGTTTATTAATTGATTCTTTTCTGAAGGATTCGAGATACAGGCAATACGTTCCTCTTTTAACTCAAGCGGAATACATCGCAGATCATCTGTTAGTCACAACGCAGAACATGAAATTGCATGGCAAGACCGAAGCCTACAGAGCTTTTAGTCAAGTTCTTTCCAGAACTCATTGACAAGTCTGTACCGAAAAAGAATAAGGAAGCATCAAAAGAATTAAACGTCAGAGTCTGTGAAGCAATCATCTCTGACCTGATCGGCAAATTTGATTCCTTATTTAGCTACATGGGAGAAGGGGCTTTAATCGTCAAGCTTGCTACTCGTCACGGCAAAGAAACGATTCAAACGCAAAATTATATCAATCGATTCTCACTTGAAAGAGACCTAGCAGAAGCCAGGAAAGCAGGTGACGCAACGGTCGAGGAGTTTATGAAAGATGTTTTAGCAAAGGTCAAGAAGTGCAAATTCGATGATGAGATTTGCATTCTCCTATTAGACAACTCAGGAGGATCTGCCGCAATACTGCCAAGAGATAATCCGGCGAAACGAATACAAACAATGATTGATGAGCTGTAGTTATGGCTCAGACAGACAGAGTTTATAAATGTGACTTAGCTCCTCCAGCTCCTGTCATACAAGGGGCTCGTAGCGTACTTGGCACAATTGATCTTGATCCTTATTCAACGAAAGACATTAATCGTTCAGTCATGGCTGCTCGATTCTTTGATCGCAATAAGGAGACGTTAGAAAATATTATTCGAAAAACATGGGACACACCCAATGAAGGAAGAGTCTTCGTTGGGGCTCCTACGGGTGCAGCCTTAACAAGAAGACTCATCAATAAGACACTAGCTGAATACAGACAAGGCCGCATCAGTCATGCCGTGATTTGGATGGCTCATAACGAGGCAATTATTCGAGCGCCTTGGCTCTGGGATTTTCCAATGTGCATCCCATTTAGAAGGCTTCGACCCCAGTGGTGGGATGACGAGCTGGAAACATTCAGAGGGATCTCTCCTTCTGATTGGTCCGCCGTCGCGTACCTACCGCCGACTGATCCGAACAAATTTCATACTGCACTATCGAGATTCCATAACGTCTTTAGCCCAATCGGCAGAGTTGTTTTCAACGAATACAGCGGTGAGGGTGACTGGGATGAGTCCTACAAAATTGCATTCGGGAAAAATTATGATTACCGAGGTTGATACAGACAAAACGGAAGTAGATAGTTTCCTTGCTCCAGACGGAAACACTTACTTAACGATTCGATCTGTTGTTTACGATTCGTGGATTATTTGGCAAGACGCTATTCCTTTTGAAAAAGATTTGCGCTTGATGTTAACTCAAGAGATCTACGACAACATCGTTGAGCTTGGTACTCGTGTACATAAACTACATCAATCACTTCCTGGCTATAAGGCTTTAACAGAATCACCATTTGACTTTGTCTTATGGTTCGATCCTCTCGACTCAGATCCAGATTGGAACGAAGGTAAAAAATGTAGGTTTATGATCAAGGATTTCACAGCAGAAGAACTCGTCTACTTTAATACGCTAAAGAAAGCAAATAAACTAGAAGTTAAGCCGATGACCAGTCGTCTGGTCGAAGCAAAGATCCCTATTAAACAACAATGAATTGCTGGCATTGCAATACAGAACTCATTTGGGGTTCAGATTTTAGTGGTGAGGATTATGGTTATGAGGATATTTCTATAGTTAGCAATCTGTCATGTCCTAAGTGTCACTCCACCGTAGAAGTTTGTTTGCCAAAAGAAAATTAATTACGTACCAAGGTTTCCATACCTTGCTTCGAATAAGGCTTTTCTTGCACCGTATTTTTCTAAGTCTTCTCTGAACAATTGATTCTGTTCACCTTGCTGAGCACTTCTTCTATTCAATACGCTAATACCGCTACCCGCATCTATAGATTTCCTGCCCCCAGTAGAGCCTCCATAATTCTGAGAGTCATGATTAAATTTCCTAGCCCTAGCCAAGTGTCTTTTTACTAAAGCACTCTTCCTATTAGTTAATGCCATATTCAGCTCCTAAAAGTAAAATCTTTTCCGGCCATTGATCTCTAGGGATGTACTTGATCATCAAGTAAAAATGAAAGTTATGGATCAATGTGTACATAACAATCACCAGCGTTGGATTTAAGCCCCTTGATTCATTGAGGAGGGCATTGCATAAAGCAAATCCCTCTAAGAGTTGACGCTCCATCACAGCAAGAGTCAGAAGCTTTTTCTTGTCTTTGTGATCTAAGTCACTCAATCCGCTTGCTCTGGCTTACACTTAACACTATCCTAGGCAGAATAGAAGAGGAACTAAGTGAAGACTCGTTTTGATCTTGTGCCTTGGGATTCTGTTGGAGACATCGCTGATGTCCTCCAGTCTGGCGCTGCAAAATATGGGGCGCATAATTGGTGCAGAGGTGCCCACTGGAGCCGATATTTCTCAGCTTTATGCAGACACATATTTGCTTGGTGGAGAGGAGAAGACAGAGATAGAGAGACTGGAAAAAGTCACCTTGCCCACGCTGGATGCTGCTTGCTCTTTTTAATGGAATATCAACGCAATAGTTGGGGAACAGATGATCGTTTCACTGGCCCTGACGATCAAGTATTTACGAAAGATGATGGTCTAAGTCAAGAAGTATTTAGCATGGAAATATACAACCAAATTAAGAAAGCAGATCCCATCGATTTAGGTTTGGAGTAACAATGAAAACTACTAATTCAACCTGTCAATGTGAGCATTGCTGTGAGATTAAAAGGCAGCAAGATCGCCTCGAAAAATGGCAATTAAATCGAAATAAATATAATCTTTTTATTGAACAAAAAGCACTAGAAGTTAGACCTGATCTTGTTTCTCAAGTCTCTTCTTAGATAATTCCTGTATCTTCTTCCACCAAAAACCTTTCTCCTCACCATCAGTCCAAGGCGAATGATATTGGATATAAGCTTCTGTGATTTGGTCACTAATATTTGTCTCTTTTTTCAACGCAATTACTGACGAGGTTTTCTACTTCTAGGCTTCATTTGTTTCTGTAATGCTTCCATCTGGGGCAAGCTCATTTGAGTCTGAGAAGGCTGCTGAATTGGTGCAGACGCTTCCTGAATGCGTGCCTCTAGCTCTTTCATTTTTGCCACGTTCTGTCTGTTTAATTCTTCATAAGCTGGTGGCATTGGTGGCATCTGAGCTGGAACTGGTGGCTGCTGAACAGGAATCTGTGCAGTTAACTGAGCAGCCATTGTTGTCAATTCAGACTGAACTTGCTGAGCAACTAGAGGAGGAACTTTATTGATGACATCTTGTACTTCAGTTCTAGAAATGTAATCCGGTAGAACCTTTTCAACTCTTTCTATTCTTCTAGTTAATTCTGAATCTTGCTTTGATCCTTTAAGACCAATCGTGACGAATTGACCTGTTGCTAAGCCAACAACAACCGCTGCCGCACTGGCAATGAGTACTTCCATAAACTATGTCTTGCAGAATGTAATCTAATTGATACGCGCTCAAACTGCCACTATTCGTCGTTCCCTAGGACAATTGCATCCATATCCAATTCGAAATTCGCTGAATCAACGATATCCTGCAACGTCTCTTCATCTTCTTCCAGAAGTGCTATATCGCTTTCGTCTTCTTCTTCTCTTGTAGGTAGACAAGCGACACCTTCTGTGAATTTAAAAGCAAAGCCAGCATCCTTGCTAGCCATAAGAAAGACTTGCTTCTGCTTGAATCTCCCCTCCCAGCAATCTAACAATGCCTCGATCAAATCGTCTCTCGAGTAATTCTTGATCTCGAGTGCGATCTTGTGAAGCAGATACGCCTGCTCCATCGTTAGCTCTGGGTTCATAATGAATCGCTCCTGATAAACACCATAGATCAAATAGATCGTTATTTAGAGGTGTAATCCATTTTTTAATTCTGTCTGCTTTCTTAGAACAATAAAAGCTTTGCTCTTGATACCAGACCAACCAATCACGATTTGACCCCTTCGCTGAATTACACGGTAGACATGCTGGCACGAGGTTTGTGCGTAAGCTGCTACCACCGAAAGCTTTTGGTTTTAAATGATCAATTGTTAAATCAATTTTAACCCCTTTACCGTCTTTCTCGTTCCCGCAATAAGCACAGCAGCCCCATTCATCTTTGATCGATTGCCTAAAGCGTTTCAAGGCAGCGCCTTTGGAGATCTCTACCAACCCGAAGCGGTAGCTCTCCCAACGATCTGGTACCAATGACAATATTCAGTTAACTCAACGATAACTTGTTTTATACGTCTACTAATCGAGTTTCAATTTGAAAACACCTACAATTAAAAGTATCGCTCTAAATAGCATGAAGGTTTTAAAGATCGTTGCTATCACTAGTATCGCCTTTAATATCTCAATTATCGGTGGAACTATTGGTGCATATTTCTACGTCAAAACACCAGCCGTTCAAGAGAAAATAAAGAAAGCGTTAATCAAAAAGCTTGCACCCAATATTGAGAGTCAAATCGGTAAAGCAATGCCAGCAATACCTGAGATTCCTGACTTTACTGGAGGAGTGACACCGCTTAAGTTCTAGTCGTGTCGAAGATAAGAGAGATAAAGGTTAGAGAAATTGACGTTCCAGAAATACCTAACTGGGCAATAGCTATACCTGAGAGCATTCCTGTCTTCTCTCCAATCACTCAGCAGATCATTACAGGACAGATAGGTTTTCCTGTTATGGACGTTCCAGGCTGCGTAGAAGCCAGAGAGACGGCTAATAATGATCAGCTAGTCATCGATGCAGAAAATACAAACCTTTTGGTCTGTGACCCCGGTCAGCAGCCATCCTTCACACCGATGGACTACAGCCCTGACAGTACTCCTCCTGTGACAAAGAATGTGATGTTGCCGCCACCTCTTGACCAACCAAAGACAGAGAGTAAACCAAGTAATAATAATATTTCTGATGGTGCTATCAATCCTACTGGAGGACCGCAATTACCAGCACCTAAAACGCCTGAGCCATGTCCACGACCAGATGATCCGCCCATAGGTAGTAAGGGCAAGTTTGGTACAGCTCGTGTCGAATCCTATTACCGAGATACTTCGGGAGAATGCAAAATAAAATGGACAGCAGAGAAGCCACAGGACGTTGCTTTTACATATTTACCCCCACCTCCAGTTGCCCTTACTACAGCGGCAATAGCTGCCACAGCAGTAACCAGTTCTGTGTTGATTAAGCCCCTATCGGATGCTCTGCTGAAGATTGTAAAACCCTTAACCAAAAAGGTCGTTAAAAAGTTACTTAGTCGTCTAGGGAAGAAGCCCAAGGTGCTTTCCGTTCGTGAACGCCGATTAGAGCAGAAGGCTCTGAAGAAGTAGATGCGTCTTGTTGTACTTCTGTATCTAAGCTGTTTGATTGGATTTGTACTGGTTCTTCTGTGGCTACTACTTTTGTGACGTTGATCTTATGAGAATGATCTGGTACGGAAGAAGGAAAATTCGTAACCATAATATCCGAGCATACAGGGAAATATTGAGAGGTCTTAGAATGAAATATCCCACTCTGTTTCAGAGTTCCGCAATGCTTGAGTCTTGAAATTTCGTAGTCCAGCACCTTCAGATTTAGCTCGGCTTTACGAAGCGCAATCTCTGTACTGGCTGCTTCTTTGCACAGTCCTTGTAGCTTTGAATCTAAGGGCTTAGACCATTGAATCGTTAAGCCATAGTTAAGTCCATGATTATCTTTTTGCTGCGTTAATACATCTTTCTGAAATAAGATTGCCCCCGGATTTAATAAGCTGCCTGCATCGTCTGCCCTCATGTCGTATACATTTTCTTTGTATGATTCTTCGAATGGTCTTTTAATGTTATGGCTAAGTCCTACATAGGGAGATAATGTCATCGTCTCCGCTTGGCAAACAACCCCGTTCTGACCAAACGTCGAGTTTATAAAATTTCCAGTCAATACCTGATAGGCGTTCACAGTCGCTGAACCACTAGAGTTGGCGACAGGATTGGAGGTGGCAGACACGCCACCTACATCGGCTAATGCATTAGCTGGTAATAAGAATATACTGAGAAGCCCAGCGGCTACTGACTGAATATGCTGCTTGATACTATTGTGGTTTCTATTTCTTGTGATCTCGTGATGGTGGTACGATTCCGAAGCCCTGGTCCTTGGTATGAACTTGTGTAAGTAAAGGTTCCGCCCGGTGTTGTTAGTGACCAATTTGGTGCCGTATCTAAATCTAAACCTGTCCATGTGGACGTACCACCTGAAGTCGTCGTATGACTAATTGTAGTTAAACCCGTAGGATTAATGTGACCAGTACTGGGTGTTATGCCTGTACCAGAGACAGAATGAACAAATCCTGAATTATAATCTTCAGATACGATCACCTCCGATATCACTTGGCGTTGAGTGGTAGTGCTATCTAATTTTCCAGATGTGTAATTTGGGACCACAGGGACACTATAACTAGGGTCTGCCCAGCTAAGCAATATAAATATTAAACCAACTAAACGTCTCACCCTAGCGTATGGTTAGCTCTTGAACGTGTTGAGCAATCGCAGTAGTGCCCGCTCCACCACCTACGATCGCTGTCGTACCGCCCCCGACACTTGTCAAAGTTCCAGCCAACGTAGATTTAGTTCCACCAGCAAACGTCGTAGTCTGACCATATGAAGGAATTGACTGTACCTGTCCTGTTGTCGTGCTAACAGTAGAACCTGCATTCAAAGTAGCTATAGGGTCACCCTGCAAGAATGAATTTGTAAAACTAAAACTCTGTCCCGTTGTATGGATTCCATAATTACCCATAATTCCAGTCGGTGCAGCAGTTGCGGTACCAGCAGTTAGACCTGAAAAGGTATCATTATTACCCGAACCTACTGCAATATTACTTCCACTTACCGATATTGTTGACGGCACCCGTGTCGCAACTGATGATGCCCCATCAACAGTTAATTGAATACTTGATTGAATCCGATGATGAACTTCTGAATAAGCAGGTCCACATAGCGACAACAACCCAATTAAAACAGCGAACCGTTTCATCACCTAAAAATTAACTCTCCCCTACACTTTAGAGAAAAATAATTATCGAAAAATTTTTAGAGGTACGCTTTACTAATATTCGTAGCAAACCCTACCAAAGTCGTACCTGCCGCAATCACCGCAGCAGCTCCGATAACCCACTTCTCTACGACCTTTAACCTCTCTCGAAGGTCTGCTTGCTTCTCCTCCAGACGCTCTATTTTTAGCTGCATCACTGTGATTTTGACCTCTTGTGAAGCGTCAAGATTTAAACCAGAATCAGACATTAACTATCTTTGGTTGGCTTCTCTGATTTTACGAGTTCTCCGCCAACGATGTGGATCGGTGTCTGCACACGAATAACTTGCTCGTTACTGTTTTGCATAGCAAGGATTTTTAACAGCTTTTCTTCTGTTAAACCACCGCCAGAGCCGCCATTATTCTTCTTTTGGTTAGCCGTTTGAATACCCATAGCTCCAAGCAGACTGCCGAGCAAGCTGGCCGGAAAAGTCGGATCGATATTGCCTTGCTCTGGGATTGGGATAATTGTCGTTCCAAACGTCAATTTCTCAGGGAGACGAACGTAGGATAATGTCAACATGGTCAGCGACCACCCAAGGACTATGCACTTCAGAGTTGCTGTCAAAAATTCTTGCCATAGAGGCTCGTCTTCTTCTTCCTGTTTTTTCTTCCTAGCTTTAGCAGCTTCTGCCTTTTTCTTTGCCTCTTCAGATAATTTCTTCTTTTCTTCGACTTCGGCCATTTTTAGATTGCAAGATACTTATATATTAAGAAAGTTGCATTATGCAAGATAAAGCATACACTAACAGCATCGGTCATATCAGTTCAAATGGAACCTTGGATTTCTAATACAGAAATGAGAATACATTTAGGAGTTAGCGAGAGTACCCTCTACCGAATGTCAAAGAAAGGTTATTTTTCTAAAGGGACGCACTGGAGATATAAAGATCCGCTTAATCGTTTCAGCAACAAGGTCTGGAAAAAAACTGCCGTTGATCAGATGCTTTCACAACCAGACAACGTGCTCAGAAGAAGAGTGAAAAGAAAATGACCAGCTCTAACTTTGATGATCACAAGAAAGGTAATAAAAGAAAGCTGCAATTCTCGAAGTCTGGCATTCCGCTTCACCAGTTAGACGACATTCAATACATGGAATTTGCAATGGAATTTCCAGATGAGATCGTAGATCCAGAGGATAACAATGGAACTGCATGAAGAATTTAAATTTTGGACGTTGATTAAGAAAGCAGAAGCAATTAAATCAACTATCCGAAATCAAACCAATCCTGTATTGCAGTTCTTTCTCAAGCTGTTCCTCTATCACAGCTTTATGAAGACAGCTCAGGAAATTCAAGACACATTTTGGTGTGGAGAAGAAGTGTCACTCTCAAAAATTGATCAATTACCTTCATTCATCAGAAGGGATTATTTCTTTCACTAAAGATTCATTTTTCTTGCCCATTCTCTTAGCGGATAAAGCTTCTTCATAATCAATTCATCTTTTATCTGTTGTTGCTTGCCCCATTCTCTTAATTTTTCCATACCTTCAGTATGGACAGGTGAAGCAAATTTTTGACAGGTAGAAGTTTTTTGTTCTCCAAGTTTTTTGTACAGCTCCTTATTACGCTTCATAGTCTCGTCAGTTTTAGCCGCTATTGCCTGAATCTTCTTTGCAAAAATTTTATCTTCATTTTTAATTTGTTGTGGTGAGGGTATCTGAGCTCTGCAAGTGACAAATCCTTCCGTGTGATCAATATCTCCCGCACGATCAATCTCCAGTGTCATCCCATAAGGAAGTTCACCTGATTCATTTGCCTTATTAATCATTTCGTCTGCACGTTTTTCGAAGCTTGCTACTTCAATCTGGCTAAGCATGTTTTCCATTGCATGATCGTCAGTCATAATTCTTTTTTACTGAGTGATTAAAAAGCTACCACCATTCATAGTGGCTTGCTCGGATTTAACACCATCTATGGTGTAGGGGAAGAAATTTGAGTACATATGCTTATCTGTTTGGCTATGCAGCGTGAGGATGTTGCCAGTTATCGATTAAGTCGTTTGCCACCTTAGTTTTATCAATCCAAACCAAATACCTTTCCCTGTGAACAGTTGCGCTATGCCCCATAGCTTCAGCACAAGCATCAACTGTTAAATGGGAAAAGGCTGGTTCAGTATGCATGGTTACGGCCCATGTGTGGCGTAAATCATATGGCAATGCGTCAATCATTTCATCAGTTCCATTTGTTGCTTTTGCACTTAGCTTTGGCATTGCATGGGTCGCTCCTTTCTTTCCGTACATTTTCACCTTGCCATCTTTCATGGTGTGATACCTATAGGCTTGATGTTTCACTCCCAAAGTATGGCGAAGAATAAATTCCCCTAGCTGATCGTTATTTTGAGCAATTCCATTTTCATACGCACCTGTATCTTCGTAGCTGTAAGTCACATTGACTTGAGTTGCACTTGTGATTAAAGGTTTGCATCTGCTTCTGATGTATGACTGATTTTTTTCAAAGTCACGAAAGAGGTTGTATTTTTCATCCCAATAAGCAAAAGCAGGCCAAACATAGTGATCTTCTTTTGCTTTCGTTAATCTTCCGGGCACCAAGAGAAAGAGATTCTTTTCTTTTTTTATCCAGAAAAGCTCATGGTTTCGTAATCCATAGTTCATCATCATGGCTAAACACCAACATTGCCATGGAAAATCTTTGAAGTATTTATCTAAATATTTTTCCATAACTTCTCTAGAAACAATTGCTCTTGGTTTGTATTTTTCTTGCTTCTTTAATTGAGAAGTATTCATCTTTCGATATTCGTTGTGCATTCCTCTTTGTGTTTGATATTCATCAGGTGTAAACCACTTAGGAAATACTTTTTCTTTTTTAAGAATAAATAGTTGAACTTGTCTCAAAAAATCTAATCTTTTTTTAAATGAATGTGAGCCGTAATCTTTTTCCTTTAACCATTCGTGAATACCTTTAGAAGTTAATGGAATTTTATTTCGATTTAAATTTCTCCAAAGACTTAAATATTCTTTATTTGTCGAACCTTTATTCTTAAGAGCTAAGAATTTTGCAAAGCTATCTTTTTCTTGCATCCAATAATTATTTGTTGGGATTATTTCAACCTTTTCATTTGGATGATTGTCCTTTAAATTTTGAACATATTTCCATGCTTGTTCACAATGATTAAGATCATTTTTTAAAAGCGGTTTTAGAGAAACCCTTTCATTCGCATTAGAAGGATCACGAATATATATATAAGGAGAATTATTCCTTGCGTGAAGTTTCCAGCGCAAGCCATATTTCTTCTGAAACTGCAAGAAATCATCAATATGAGAACTCAT